GGTATGCCTAAGTTCTTCTATAAGCAACACGCTCTAGCATTGCTAGGTGACAGCGAACAGGCTGTAAAGAATAGAGCTGAATTGGTAGCCTGGATTAACGAACAAACTGACCTCACTGAAAAATCTTAATCGGTTAGGTAAAATGTATACAATGCGGCCCATCTATGTCTACATGGCATAGGTGGGTCAATTTTACAAGGGGGCACTTGTGTCTTTATATCCAAAATGTGACAGGTATAGCCTTGCCCAAAGGATAACAATGGTAGGTGAAGTGTGTAAGCGTGAGATAGACCTGCATGAAATCAATAAGATTTTCCAGGTAGACCTGTGTGAACTGACTGACGAAGAGTTTCTAGGGGAATACCATTATATTAAACACTTGATTGAAGAAGGGAAAGACAGAGATGAATACCTCAATTAAACTAAGCTATGAGAATATGATTGAACTCATTAAACAAAGCGTTAGAAGAAAGCAGGGCTTTGGTTTATTTATCCAACAATTTCAAAGGGATTATAATGTAAAACTTCTACCCTATGCGGTGGAATCTATTAAGAAAGAGTATATCTTTCAAGAGGGGCTATATGAAATTAAGAGACAAAGAGTTGGCAGTTTGTAATGGGATAATCTTATTAGGATTAGTGGCTATATTCATGCATTGGTATATGATTGCAGCAATGGGATTAGTGTATACAATGTATAAACTTGGGGAATAATATATGAACACATGGTTTATTGTTATGAGTAAAACGACAGGGAATATCTATGTCCATAATCAATACTATACTCACGACTTTGAAGTGATCAAAGGGTTTGCAACAAAGCATCAAGCCATTGAATATTATAGAAGAATTGTTAACAGCGCATTAGATGAACTGATTGAAATGACTGAGGAAAAAAGGGCATAAGGTAAAGTTGTGTAAATCAACAGGCCAGTAAATAAGGGTAATACTCCCTTGCCTTATGTAAACCCGAAACGCGGTATATTATATCTGTCCTTTCCCCGAGTAAAACAGATATTTATACCTGCGTCTGTTAGTTATTCTAACACTGATGAGGGTATTATATGTCTGCTAGAATAGCATTGAATCTAATGAATAGAAAGGCTATGATGTATGAGAAAAGAAAAGCCTAATAAAAATAGACCTCAGTTGTGGATAGGCATACATAAATATGAAAAAGAAAATTATTTTTTTAGAATAAGAATTATATATCCGAATGGTGATGTTGAATGGGATACTGCCAATACCTGGAGTTGTTTCAAAAATAATCCTTGTTGGAAATATAATAATTATTGGCCATTTAACTTAAGAAAATTTACATCAGTTAAAAAAATAATTAAAGCAATGAAAGAGTATGATAAAGATACAGGAAGAAGAACGGAGTTTGTTTGTAACTTGTAAATCTTAATCTCGGCGCGTTACATAGCTTGCACAACTTTTTGGGGGGAGAAAATGACTTTTATTGAAATTGTTATATTAAATGTTATATTACTTGTAGTGATGAGTGTTATATTTAAGTGAGGTTACATATGATTTTATTGCCTTTTATAATTGGTTTATATATTGGTATTTCCTTTATTAGTTTTATTAAAGGATATATTGATAAAGAATACTATATAAGCAATCCATTTTTGTACATAAAACCAAAGGCTTTTAATACGCCATTTAAAATCATTGTGCCCTTTTATGCTTTAGGTATTTACACATATAAGTTACTAAATATAGAACTATATTAAGGAAATATATGAATAATAATGAGGTCAATAAACCAAGACTGCCTAAAAAGGGAGCAGTTAAAAGAATTAGAGAAAAACTAAAACAATTAACCAAAAAAGAATTTAAAATTAACAAAGGAGAATAATATGTTGACCAAATCAGCAATGAGAAATAGAATTAAAGCAATTACGGCAGGGTTTCGTAAAACTAATGAAGATATAAAGATTGAACAAACCGAAAAATCAAAAGAGATTGTGAAGTTATTGACAAGATTAGGTTATAATGATCATAATACAGACATGGTTAGATTGTTTGAGGTTATTAGCGGAGAATCTATTATCCCTTTCATGCAAAAAACCCAAGCCCAAATTCCTAAATTTGCAAAACCTTTAGTATGTTTAAAAATTGTTAAAGACCTGGAAGGTTTAGCTAAAAAGGATATGTTGATAGTATTGACAAGAAACTCTTTATCTGGATTTTTAAAAAGCGATGGGAAAATTGTAGATATGCCTTTATATTCAACTGAAGTAACACTTGCAACGGATGAAGAGATTGAAAGTCTTACAGACGAACAGTTAGACTTTCTAATCAAAGAATATTCAGCTTAAAGGAGAACACATGAAATTTATATACAAAGGCAGAGAAGTAGAAATCTTACAAATGAACAACGATGTTGAAGAGCCTATGATTGAAGAGGCACAATATCTCGATGGAGAAGAAGAGTTTTTAACAGATGAAGAGATGGATGAATTGTTAGATGTAAATGCTGATGCTATTCAACAAGAGATGTATGAAAGAGCGGCAGGTAGAGCAGAAGATTTGTATGATATGATGATGGGGAAGTAATATGTTTGTAAAGGGTAACTTATACTATCTTATAGATGAAAGCGATGTTTTGATTGACTATCCAAAAGCTAAAGGTCAACCATTTGTTTTTACAAACCCAGACAGCACTTATCCAGAAATTTTGGGGTGTTTTATTCCTCCTTTTCTTATGTATCGTAAACAACCAATAGTTAGTTTAAATTATGACAATTTTAAACCTATGAATAAGAAACATCATTGGCCGGAGTGGATGAAATGAAATTATATGTAGTTTATTATCAAGATTATGAAGATGTAAAAATTAAAGGTATTTTTTCAACAAAAGAAATAGCTTTATCTATTATAAAAAAATACGACTTACTAGATTTTCAAGTATTAGAATTTAACCTTGATGAAATATGTGTTTTTATAACAAATGATAGTAGTTTTATTTCAAATCAGTTATTCGAGCCTCACAGAGATAATGATTATTGGTTGAAAGATGGCTCAAAAATTAAAGCATATGTTAAAGAGCCTTATGAAATTATAAAATATCTAAATTCTCGTTGGGAACGAGATTACAGAAAAGATAGGGTTGTTTTAAAATTAATGCATTATTATCACATAAATAAATATCAATTTTTTACTAAAGAAGATGTAGTAAAAAAAGCATTAAACGAATGTTTAGATTATGAAAAATATTTAAATGAAAAAATTAAATTATATCAAAATATAATTAAAGAACATAGAAAAAAGTTAAACGAAAATAAAATACACATAAACAGAATAGAGTCGGGCGAATTTGAATTTATTGAAAAAACAGAAGAATAAACCATAAGGGATATAATATGTTTCAATCAATACTTGACAGCGTTAATGAAATGATTGAGGAATTAGTTAAACGAATAAATGGAGAGAAGTAATGTTTAATCCAGGTGATTTAATTAAGTCTAAAGATAAGGGTATTACAATTCAGTTTGAAGTTATTAGTGTTGACATATACAACTGGTATATGTTAAAGGTTATACAAGAGGATGCTATTAACTTTCCATATCATTACATCAATGGTCTGGTTGGCTGGCCACAAGGTTATCTAATGGACTATGAAGTAATGAATAAACAAACACAGAATAACTTTGCTTATAAGAATTTAGATAACGCTATGCAAAACTCATATGGTTATCTATCTGAAAAGAAAGAGGTAAGTCATTCATGTAGTTGTGGGGCATACAAAGTAGGATATACTAAAGAAGGTCGTTCACATAGTCACTATTGTAAAATGTATAAGGAGTAATATATGAAGCTATTAGATTTAAAAGAATATGTTAATAAACTAAGCGCAACTAATATGTTAGTTGTTGAGGTTAAGAACAAGCGTCCAGCAGTAAATCATAGAGAGTGGTTAATACCGAAACTAGATGTATCTAGTGCGATTGTTTTGGATTTTGTTGGTACATATTATAATGACGAAGTTTATACTATTTATTACTACGATAAAACAGGAAGAAGGTTTAGTAGGCATGTGCTTAAAGACGACAAGCTCTATATAATTGAAGGAGAAAGAAGAGATAAGATTTTAGAAAGTCTTAAAGTTATCCGAGAAAATTCTATCGTTACAAAACTAAGTCATTCATTCACAACTGGTTCAGACCCTGAAGTCTTTGTTGAAAATGCAAGCGGAGAAGTTATTCCTGCGTTTACATTTCTAAAACATAAGAATGATAAGAATGTTGATAGACCTGATTATGGCGATGAAACAATTTACTGGGATGGGTTTCAGGCAGAGTTTACAGTGCTATCAGCTAACTGCTTACAACAAGTTAGAGCTTCTATTACAAGAACATTACATAAATTAGCAGAGATTGCTAGGAAGCATAACAAAGGAGCTAAGTTATCTATTAAAACGGCAATACAAGTAGATGAGAATACAAGGCTTAGCTTAGCAGATGAACATGTAGCTCTAGGTTGTATGCCTAGCTTAAATGCTTACGGTATTCAAGGTGAGTCTATTACAGACGGAAGGGCGCTTTCAACTAGATCGACTGGTGGTCACATTCACTTTGGATTTGCTCATTCATATGGTACTAGATGGAATAAAGAAAAGGCTATTGATGTAGTTAAGGCAATGGATGCTATCATTGGTGTAATGTGTGTTTCATTGTTCGCTAAATTCGACGATAAGAATAGGCGTAGATATTACGGATTAGCTGGAGAATATAGACTACCTAAACATGGACTAGAGTATAGAGTGTTATCTAACGCTTGGTTAGCTCATCCTTTTATCTTTAATATTGTATTCGATGTAGCTAGGAAAGCGGCAATGGTTGGCTTTAATGGTTATATGAATATGTATAAAGGCACAGAGAAAGAGATTATTGATTGTATTAATAACTGTGATGTCGATAAAGCAAGAGAGTTAATGGAAAGAAATAAAGACCTTATCATGCAAGTTCTTTGTGCTACTTATCAATATAAAGATACGGTAGATATTGAGAGATTGTATAGAATCTTTTATGAAGGTATGGAGACGGTGATTGCTAATCCTGAGGACATTGAAGGTAACTGGCAGTTAGATAGATATTCTCAAAGAGATGGTTATCGTAATCATAAACCTGAGGTGCTAGAATTTTACAAAGGTATTGACTTAATTATGAAAGGAAAGATTGCGTCATGATTTATGTACTATATGTATTAGGATATTTGTTTTGTGGATTAACTACTTTGTATGTAGTTATGAGAATAGGAAAAAATAAACTGGGCATTTTATCAAAGACAAGGAAAATAGAAGAGTCTGAAATTAAGGAGTGTTTTAGAGAAGAGGGGCCTATTCCTTGGTTGATTATCTTAGGTTGGCCCTTAAGTTTATTGATAGTTCCAGGCGGGTTGTTTATAAGCTTGTGTAAAAAAATTAGTCCTTACACACTATTCGCGCTACAAGATAAAGTATATTTGTCTTCATATAAATTATATCTTATCATTAGTGAAACTATAGAAAATAAAATGCTCAAATTAAAAAGGAGAATGTCTAATGTTCAAGCTAACAATAACAGGGATACAGTACAACCTAGTGTTTCAAGCAAGGTCTGGTAAGGAAATTACTGCTATAACAAGTTATAATATTACTGACATTATTGATGTTATAAACAGGCATTTTCCTGGTAAGGTCATGATATACGGTAGCGACGGTATCTTTGCTGCTCTAATAGAAATGAAAAGAAACAACCATAATGTTGCAGAGTTTGGTGTATTAGAGGGCAGGTTTACTGTAAGTTATTTTGATGATAAGTTAGAAAGGTTGTAATTTATGAGAAAAAGAGCAACAATTAACTACAACGAAACTGTTAAAGAGTATAGAAGTGGTAGGGTTGTAGTTATATTCGATGATGAAATTACTGATATAAGTACAATTAGAGAGGCGTATCATGATGACCCGCGTAGCACTAGACAATTAGAAAGACTAGAGGGTGTTGAAGAGGTAGAAGACCTAGATGATCCTGACTATCAAGATAGTGAATTCGTGGACAGCGATACAGAGATAGAATCAGTAGAGGAATTAGATTCGGAAGACGAGGATACAGTTAAATCAGAAGACAATGATAAGGGAAAGAAGCATCATTGGCCGGACTGGATGAAAACTTAATCTCGGGCGAATTATGTCTTATTATAATTTTTTGAGGTGGAATAATGGGTAAATTCAAATTCACAAAAACTTCTTGTGGTTATAGTTATAAGAGAAGTCAATATAGAGTTGAGTATGAGTTTTATACAGTTAGCAATACAAAGCTAAAGGCTGTATGTACAGGAAGCGGCACAGGTACTGTTGGAATAGAAGACTTTGAAGTTAGATTTTTTGATAGTAATTATAACAAAAGAACTATCAAATATAACGCTGATTTCTTTTTAGAATTAGAATATATAGCTTATGATGACATTGTAGAAATGGAAAATGAAATTAAAGAACATAGTTATAAGGACTAATTTATGAAATTTAACTTAAATGAATATATTAAATATAAAAAACCTAGAACTAAAGATAATTATATTGGTGTAGAGATTGAATGTTTTGGTGCTATTAATAGAGACAATTTGGCTTATGTAATGCACCTTAATAATATAAAATGTCAAATAGGATACGATGGAAGTGTAATGGATGACAACGGAGATGACGGTCTTGAAATTAAACTTCTTGTTAAAGAGAAAGATTTTGAAAAAGAAATAAAGAAAGTGTGTGGTGTTTTAAAGCAATTAAATATAAGAGTTAATGTAGATTGTGGTCTTCATGTTCACTTAGATATGCGTAATAGAAATGTAAAAGAAAGTTACACTAAACTAGTTAAGTCTTTACCTAGACTTACTAAGATGGTAAAACAACATAGACTAAATAATCATTACTGTAAATTAAATGATACTGAGGACTTCGACTCTGCAATTTCAGCAAGGCCTAGAAGATATGTTGACCCTTATTATGGTCCATCAACCGAATGGGTACAGCCTGAAAGAACTGCAATCAATCCTTTGTCTTATAAGAAACATAAAACATTAGAATGTAGATTGAAAGAAGGTACAATCAATGATAAAGAAATCATTAAATGGATTAGAACATTATTGGGGGTAATTAAAAAATGACAATATTGAGTTATCAATTTGGAAATGACTATGTTAAGATTGTTAAAGAGGGAAAACTATATGTAGTTAAGAACTCTAAACATAACGAAGATTATATTAAGTTTATCAATTATAACTTAGCAAGAGATCATTATAATAAAAAACTTAAGGAGGTAATGAATGTCGATCAAGTATAAAATTGTAAAGAAGCCTAATGAAAGCTATGAGGAAGTAGCTGGCGCAGTTAAGAGCGCAGTGGTTGAATCTAAACTTCATAGAGATTATGCTAAGAAAATTTCAGGTAAGTTAAGAGGTACTAGGTTAGAGCAAGAATTAGTTAAGACTATCAAGAAGAATAAGGACTACATAAAGAATACAACAAACGAAAAAGAATTCAAATTTGTTAATGTGTATTCTGAAAGAGACTGGGTATTCTTTAATGAGTTTGTAGATGATTCTTGTGGTATTACTAGGTACGAAAAAGAGCCTGTAAAGATTAAAGTAGATGAGAACTATGAACTAACTAACAAAGAAAGTCTTGTTGAAAACTTTAATAAGATTAAAGAGTTAGCAATTAAGAACATTAGGTTTCATAGAAATGAAAGAAAGTCTATTCCTAAAGTAACTAAACATTTTAGAGTACCTTCGTTACCTTTCGATGTTACCTATGATGTATATGCTGGCGGCGGGAATGGAAATAATAACAATAACTACACCTTACATATGGTGCCTGGAGAAATACTTCGACTGCATAAATCAACACTATTAAAGAAAATCTTTGAGCCTAAGAAACCAAAGACTAATGAGAATCATGTCGGTATAGAGATTGAATTTATCTCTAAATCAGATAGATCAAAAATCGCTAACATCTTATTTAAGAATGACTTAGGTGACTATGTATTTCTTACAGAAGACGGTAGCCTTAGACCAGAGGATGAGTATTCTTATGCACATGAACTAACTGTATTACTTCCTGAGAGTAAGGTTCAAGTGTTGCTGCGTAAGGTGATTGACTCACTTAACGAGGCTGAATGTAAGGTTAATGCTAGATGTGGTCTTCATGTTCACTTAGATATGAGGAACAGAGACAAGGATGTTGTATTCAATAACTTAGTTAAGTCACAAAAGATTCTGTTTGGTATGAACCCTAGGCAGAGAATGGATGGCACTAGGTCTGACGGTTCAAAGGATACTCCTTACTCAAGACCTGTAGAGTTTGCTGACTTCAAGGAAGCGCTAGATCATGCCGATGTAGTAGGTGGTATGCATGCTAGGTATATGGGTATCAATCCATATGCTTATGCAAAACATAAAACAATCGAGATTAGAATACATAGTGGTTCAACCAATTATGATAAGATTTATAATTGGGTTTGTATCCTAGTTAATATCGCTAATGAAACTGAAAAGCATAAAACAGAAGTAACCAAGATTGAATCTTTCTGTGAAAGGTTTCAGCTTAATGATGTTCTTGAGAAACACATTAGGGTCAGAACAGATAAGTTCAATAAGACTGGTAAACATATAACGATTGACGAAGCTAGTTAATAACAATAACAAAGGAGAAAATAATAATGTGTAGAGTTTTAATTGTATCTGGTATGAACGAGAAGAATACGGAAACCAACTGGCAGTTTATTCAAGAGATGGCTGGTAAGATGGTTAAGGGTAACACTGACGGTATTGGTTATACAGCGTTAGATGTTAAGGGTAACATGTTCGGCGAGAGGTGGCATAATGTAGACGATGCTTTCGACCGACGGCCCAAAGATAGTAAGAGAGAAGAGTTCTTAGAGAAGTACAAAGAGTTCTTGAGACTTCCTTATAGTCTAACCGAAAAGAAAAGCGCATACAATACATTCGGTACATTGACTAATGAAATCAAGGCTATTACACTTCATACTAGAATGGCTACTTCTGGTAAGGAGTTCGCTAATACTCACCCGTTTGTTGATGAGGCAGCCGATACTTCTCTTATTCACAACGGAGTTATTAGTAACGTAACTAAAGAAGATAACATTCGTTCTACTTGTGATAGTGAGCGTATCCTTAACATGTATCTTAAGCACAAGGTTAATAGTAATCCTGATAACATTCAATCAATGGTTGATGATTTGAAAGGTAACTTTGCTTGTGGTATTATTACAAGAGATGAACAAGGAGCAAGAGTAATTGATGTATTTAAGTCGAGAGCTTCACTCCATGCAGCATGGGTTAAAGAGATCGGTCTAGTAATTACTACTAAGAAAGAAGACTTAGAATCTGTATGTAAGGACATGAATCTAACTATCGTTGAAGATATCTTTGAGGTAGCTGAAGACAAGCATATGCGATTAGACTTTGATACTGCAAATGTTAAGTTCATTAAAGGTTACAAAGACAGTGCTAACTCTTATAGCTACGGCGAATACGGTAGTTACGATAACTTTCAACGGAGGTCACTTCCTGGAACTAGCACAGCGACCGTTCCATCTGCTAACAAAGAAACAAAGGAAGAAGCTACGCAAGGCGGGGATGTTGCCACCCGCTTGAACTTAGAGATGGCTATCACTGACGGTTGGGACTACGATGGACTAAATATGGTATGGAAACGGTTAGCTTAACATAATAGATAGGAGATAGATAGTATATGAAAATAAGAGTATTACCTTATAAACCTGGCAGTAAATCAGCCAGGGAAGTAGTCAATAGTCTGGCACCTAAGGCTATTATGAAGAAACAAACAACACCAGTATACGGTAGAAGAAAGCTACTAATTAACTGGGGTCATTCTAATCCGCAGTTTAGTCTGTTTGGTGTTACCGTACTGAATAGACCGGAAGCTGTGACTGTTGCTTGTAATAAACTAAAGGCGCTAACAAAGATGAGCGAGCTAGGCGTTAGTGTACCTGAGTTTACTACAGATATCAACACGGCTAGGGAGTGGATTGAGGATGAACATATTGTTCTTTGTCGTACATTGCTTAGATCAAATAGTGGTAAAGGTATTGTAATTGCTAGAGAATCTAGCGAGTTAGTACCTGCTCCTTTGTATGTTAAGTATGTTCGTAAAGAGAAAGAATACAGACTACATGTATTCAGAGGTGAGGTTATTGATCTTGTTGAGAAGCGCCGTCGTAACGGATTTGATAATAACCCTAACTACAATAAACTAATCAGGTCTTATGAACAAGGTTGGATTATGGCTAGAGAGGGAGCCACTGTAACAGACGATGTAAGGGCAGAATGTATTAAGGCTGTAAGATCATTAGGCTTAGACTTCGGTGCAGTAGATGTTGTTATCCGTAAGAAAGACAATAAGCCTGTTGTATTAGAGGTCAATACCGCTCCTGGTATTCAAGGTAAGACTGTAGAATCATACAAGAAAGCCGTATTGTCTTGGTTTAATTCGCTAACTGGAGGTAGAGTATAATGGAAAATCACATTGAAGAAGAACTGCTTTATGTATATAATAACTTTGAGTTTTCTCCTGAATGCTCTGACGATATGAGAAACGAAATGCTAAGTCGGGGATTAGTTGAAGACATTGAAGGTACTTATGTAGTAAGTGACCTAGGTGAGAGTGTGTTAGGTATGGAGATTGATGAGTCTTCAGATGTATTCCCTGTATTAGATGATGAGGATGTATATGAACTATAACCCACATAAAGTAACCATTAATGAAACATCTCACGGAAGAGATGGTGAGATATATGTTATGGGATTTGTTCGGTATGAGCCTATTAGGAATGTTAGGTTTGTATTTGCTTGTGATGGTATAGAAGATGGTAGAATGAAGAATGTTAACATTGAGTTTATTAAGGGTGATAACTTCGACCCTATTGAAATACCCTACTCAAGTGATGTTTTTAATGCTATCTGTCACACCTGTTTCCAAAGTATAATCAATTATAGATCAGATATAAGCGGGGCTGTATGACTACTGTAAAGTTTGTAACTCATTGGAAAAGAGACGGTAAAACATTTGCAAAGCTGTTTGTTATTAGAGAAAACTCATACTATATCTGTATGGTTGATTATACCGGACTAGATCAGGGTAAACTTAAAGACCTTAGTATGACCTTTGCAGATAAGTCTTATAATGATAAGCCTATGCCTTATGATAAGGAATTGTTTAAGGACATAGAACAAAAGGTTATTAGTAATGTAAGTAATCTTTCTCTAGTCCATTGACAAACGATAAAAAATGTGATAAACTTAGCTTTGCTATTGAAATTAAATAACGATAAAGAGTTATTAGGCGTTCACTAGCCAAGGCGGGAGGTTGTTTTTGAAAAAGAAAGTTTTTAATTTAAAAAACGATTTAATAGACATTACAGTAAGTAAATCTGGTCAAACAATAAGTGTTCATAATCCTTATTTAGCAAATAAATATAAGGGTAGATTTGAGAGTAAGTATTTAAATAATCATCGTATTGCTTCAGTTGGAGGATTACAGATATCTCAAGGTGTTTTATTTTTAATAGGAAGCTTTTATTCAGATAATACTTACGTTGAGCATACCTTTGGTAGCGAAGCTTATGCAATAAAATGGTTTGAAAGTATTACACAACTACTTAAAGATTCTTTTAAAGGTATAGAGAAAAAATCACACTTACCGCCTAATATATTCGGAGTAAAGGAGTAATCATCATATTATATTTACTATTATTTATTGTATTAACTGCATTATTAGGGAACCCTATATCTAAGATTTTATTATATATTATCCTAGGTGTACTATTCAATCCTTTAGCAATGTTAGTGTATGTATTAATGTTTGAATGGAGTTTAAGAGACAAATGAAATATACAAGAGTTAGATATAAACTAATCAATGGTGTATATACAAGTCCACCTTTCCTTGGTGGAGAGGACGTATATATTGCAACCATCAATCCAAGTAACAATGAGCTTTGTGTTTCTAGACTAAAAGGGTCAGAAGATGTTGTAGTTATTAGAGAAACATACAAAGATATAGGCACAGCTAAACGAATCATCAAGGTTCAGTTAAAGAGACTTGGTGTATCATTTCTAGATGAATTAAGAAGAAAAGGAGAATAGATATGAATATGATTTATTTGTTAGTATTTTTGCTAGTTGCTTGTGGTAAAAGAGATAATAACTTCATTACTTATACAGAACCTACGTCCTCTACCGTACAAACAACAAGTAATGATGTACTAAAAGTAGTAGATGATGAGAACTCATATAGGAAATCATTGGGTCAAGCTACATTAAGTAAGGGATTAAGCTGCACTGTACAGAAGGTATCTAGTGGTCAATGGTTATCTAGCTCTAGCTTAGGGTATAATGCTGGACAAGGTGTTTTAGTTATGACGGGTAGCTCTTACAGCTATACAAACTACAGCGGGTTTAATCAACCTGATACAGTAAGTAGTAGTGTTCACAGCGTTATCCCTACAGCTATCCAACCTCTGTTTGTAAACTCTAACTTTAAGGTTTCTTGTAGTGGTGTTATTGTAATTACTCAAAACGGTTATTACAATTTCGAAGTTAGTAGCGACGACGGGTCAATATTGACTGTTGGAGGCACTAAGGTTGTAGATAACGACGGTAACCACGGTGTAGTAACTAAGACAGGGGTTAAAAACCTTAAGGTAGGTGTACATTCATTCAGTTTACAATATGCTCAATCTGGGTTGGGTAGAATGGCGCTAATTGTAAAGATGGATGGGTTTGTGTTATCTGGTGATTTATTGTACAGATAATCTTAATCTCGGTCGATTTTACTTTGGAGGAAATTTTGGGTCATGGAATTAGAAAAAGGGAAGTTATACAAATACGCTCAAGTAGACCATATTAATAGTCCAGATTGGGGTAAATATGTTTATAAGTTTATAGGTAATATTAATGTGTTTGAAGCAGTAGTTGATATAAGCATACAATACAGACACTCTACAAGTCCTGATTTTTATCCTAAAGGAACTAGGTTACATTTAACAATAGAATATATGGTTCCTGCTGTAGAACGTAAATCTCATTTACCATGGTGGCTTTAATATGTTAGAAAAAATGTATTACTTATCAGACGATAACAACATACCTCAAGCTATAGAAACAACTGGTTTATCATTAGACGAGATAGAATATCTAGTAGGTAGGTTTAATAAAGTGTCTAGTAGAACAGGTAAACTTAGAGGTAAGGTTAATGTATATTTCAATGGTAAGGTAGAGATTAGACACCACTTTACAAACAAATTATTGTGGAGTAATAGATGACAAGAGAACAGTTTTTAAAGTTAAAGATAGGTGATGTTTTTAAGTTTAATAAGGGAGCATCAAACGTACCTTATGATTGGCAAAACTTTAAAATAAAGGTAACTAGTGGGGTTCATCAAGGGGAGTATGGTTATTATTGTGAAGTAATAGAGTTAGGTCAAGAATATCACGCGCCTAGTATTGGTACTTCTGTTATTGTAAGAGAAGACGTTGCTATTGACGCTACATTAATTGAGCCGGTTTACCGTAAAAGTCATCTACCTACAAGAATATTCGGAGATAAACAATGACGCTTGAGGAATTTAAAAAACTAAAAGTAGACGATGTTTTATTCAGTAGAATACCTGAACCTAACTTACTTAATAAGAAGATAAAGATTATTTCTATAAATAGGACAACGAAAATACCTTCTGCTTTTTTAGTAGAAGATGCAAATGGTTGTTGGAGCTTAGATTCCAGAGGATTCGTTAAAGGAGACCACGAACACCTAGAAAGGTTAGTAGATAAGAAGAATCACCTGCCTGTCAGAATATTTGGAGAATTAAAATAATGAAACAACAAGTATACAAACTATTGAATAACATTGAACTATTGTATGATACGTCAGTAGCTCAAGGGATAAACTACGAGGGGAAAGACGAATATCAAATTGTAATGGAAATTATGGCTGTAATTAAACGAACGAGTAGAATGGAAAAGAAACCTACATTGAAAGTGGTGAAGTAATGCCTAATATTAGAAGGTCTACCTGGTTAACCGCAACGGGATCGACTTTAATAGATATAGTAGAAGGTCTACCAGACCATCTTTTAAATGATGTGCCTGTTCCTTTAATAACCCCCGATATGGGTGCTGTTAGATTTATAGCGGACGATAATAATGTTTATAGACCTTATCGTTACGAATCAGAATTTGAATTTAAATACGACGATTTAGTAAAATCAAATAAAGCTTATTATTTGTACGGAGATGACGTAAATTTAAATGAAGAAGATATTTATAAAGTAATTGATAGGGGCTTTAACGCAAATAGAATACCAATGTATACACTATTAAACACAAGAACAAACGAAGCAGTTTACGAAGTTCCACAATATTATATAGATAGATTTGTTAAAAGAAAACATCATTGGCCGGATTGGATGAAATGAGGTGGTAATGTTTGAACCCGCTCTAACTAATAGAGAAAAGATAATTGAGTTTCTTGTATCTAATCAAGAACAAATAAAGAAGGATGTAGGAGAATTAAGAGAGCAATATAAAGCAATTCTTAAACACGAAAACCCATTCTTTTACAAAGACTTAGAAGAACAATATGAAGCTAGAATTAGACAGCTAATAGCTTTTATTATATCAGATACAACAGGCTTACCTATTGAGAGTTCAATCATTGAGATTGAAAAGCTAGACTTGGAGGGTTATCTTGGAATATAAAGTAGGTGATTTAGTTAAAGACGTAAATCATATAATGAAGGTAACAAAGTCATATACAAACAATAATGGGGTACCATTTTACCTAGTAGAAATAGTAAAAACCATAAATACTAACTATCGCGGATACGGCAAACCAGGGTCAAGATTTATTGTTTATAAAACATATTTAGAAAGCTCCTGTGTTAAAGTAACAACCACCCCCAAAAAGAACCACCTACCATGGTTTCTTTAAAATTGTATAGTCCAGGTAGCTTCAGCCTTATTCTTCTCTCCCCTAAACACTACGTTACCTGTTCTAAATCTAATCTTCTTATTGTAAGCTACTGGAATAATAAAACCGATAGCTGCTACTGTAGTCTTTAATCCATTATCTGTAGCCCACTTCATTACAATACGCTTACTAGCGTCTTTAACCTTAGAGAAGTCAGCTTCGTATCCTGATTGTTTAAATGCTGCATCTGTAGCAGTTCTAATAGCTTGATCATATTTACTAGCAGCTAAAGTATTTGATAATGTAAGTAACAAATAAATAAGTAACATATATGTATAGTTTAGCATGTTTCTATACAAAAGTCAAGGAGAGTGTATGAAAAAAGTAACTGTAGACGATTTAAAAGTATTACTACGAGAAACCGGAGTTAAAAGAAAAAGGTCTATGTATGGAAATAGACACATAGTTTCATTAATTTTAACTAAAGAATTAGTTAAAAGACTCGATGATTCTTTTAAAAAATTAAACAAGAGCAGAATTAATATTTTTAATGAAGCAATTTCTAAGTTTAACCCAATTAAAACTGAAATTAAAATGTTTATGACACCTGAAGAAATTAAAAGCACTGTTGGGTTTTTTAACCTAAGTAAACCAGATAAGATATTTAACAGTAGGAAAGATATAGTTTTTTCGTCTACATTAGTAACCCCAGATAACTATGATAAAATAAAACAATTACAGGAATATTACGGACTTACAAGGGCTGCAACAATGCGAATAGTTTTAGATAGCTATTTGAATAGTAAGGGTTTTTAATGAAAAGACCTAAATACAAATTAGCTTGTGACATTAAAGAGAAAGACGATCTAGAATTTAAAGCAGGTACAGAGATACAAGTATTCTGGAATGACTTCTTTGTACCAGATCATAGAAAAGAAGAATTAGATGAAAAGAAAAAGATATATAGGAGTGATGGAAAACGATTGTATATGTGTATTATCGGTAGGCATTGGGTTGTATTGGATGAAACGCAAATTAGAGAGGAAAGATAAATGATTATTTTTATTGGACAAAATCCAGCTAACAAAATGAAGAAGGGCGACAAGCCTTTTGAGGGAACCAAGTCGAAGGAAACGCTAACTAAATGGTTTAAGCACTTAGATATTGTAGGTAAGCAAGCTGTATTCTTCTTTAATGCTAGCGATAAACCAGGTAACGTAACACCTAAAGACTTTAATAAGGAGGTACTAGATACAATTAAACAATACAACGGACTAGCTAAGTTTGTGGCGTTAGGTAACTACGCTTCTAAATTCCTTGATAGCGCAGACATTAAACACGTTAAGCTACCCCACCCCTCACCTAGAAACGTTTTACTTAATAACAAGCGTTATGTGACGACTGAACTTAATAAAGTTAAGAGGTACTTGAATGGATATTAAAGAATACAATAAGGTAATGAACGAACGATACTTTAGAAACAATGCCTATCATGGAGTTAAAGACCCACAAGAGAATAGCACAAGCGGTAATCATCACATTATTAATGCTATTCATTACACTATCTTGAATAGAGAAGGAGAGCTAACTGAACAAGACAGAGAGATCGCTGATAAGTATATTGAAGCATGTATGGAGAGACCCGGGATTTTCAATAGAGCACCCGACAAGTTTGATCACCAGGCCCATGATGATTATATTGGTATTGCTTGTACTTCTTCTTTATTATCCCTCCCTTTCATTGGTTATATAAATGATAACAAGCTTAGATATTACGACAATACAGAGGAGTCTATCAAGTTCGAGTTTAAGAACTGGCACGGCAGATTTCCTTGGGCTATTATGACTTACAGAGTTTGCGGAGGGTTAAGCGTTAACATCTTGTTACAATTAGCTTTTTGTATTTACTTGTATATTAATATCGGTAATAAAGATTTGACAGATACTTCAGGTAAAATATTGAGATGGCTACAAATCGAAGCTGTTAAAGGTAAGTATAAACTTGTTGACTATTTCATTAAGATGTGGCATACTGATGTAATGAAAGACTATCCAGGAGGCATGGGAGACGTTATGGGAATTTATTATGGAGAAGATCATCCGTTCGCTAAAGTATTGAAAGGTAAGGTATAATATGACCAAGAGAGAATCTATTGTTGTTCTTTTAATTTCTTTGTTGGCTTTATCAATCGCTGCATACGTAGTGATTAGCTATAGTTCCCCAGACTTTAAAAAGAATGTATGTGTTAAAGAAGAAAGGCTAGCTCCTTGGGATGAGAAAGACCCATTCAGAGTGATGTTGATTATTGACAAACATGAAGAGTTTTACAGGGTTGTAAACGCTCCATTCTATGTCGAACCGTTTACTTTAACTCAACAGGATTTAGTGGGGTATAAAGTCACTACTTGTCCTGAACCTGAAGAAGTACCAGATCATTACGAGGAGCATTAAGATGTATCCATTTGTTATTAGAGTAGGCGGAGCCGCAATGATTGCATATACTTGCAGCACTTTTACAGAGGTTATGATTTGTATGGTTGGTGTTATTGTATATGGAACTGGTGTTATGTATGATTACGTAGGTAAGGAGAAGGAATGATTAAAAAGCTACTTCCTTTTATAATAATATTTTTAGGCATACCTTTAATTTTTTCAACCCCTCTAATAATTTGGGAGTATATAGATTATAAAAAGATTAACAGCTTTAATGTTGGAGATTGTATAACGCTTTTTGAAACAGCTCCGTGGGAGCAACCCCCATTAGTTTTCACACAAAAAATACTCAAAAAGGAGTCAGGTTGGGTTCAAGTTAAAAACTTTTTCCCAAAAGATATTGAAAGCTTTAGAGAAGAAAGACTAACAATTTATAAAAAAACTAAATGCCCAGGAGAATAAATGATTAGAAAAGACTTAACGGTTACAGTAGAATCAATTGAAGAAGGTACAACGCTTGTATTAAAAACACTATCGGGAGTTGGTAAAGACAAGGTTCTTATTTCTGGAGACCCAGCAGCATATGACATTAAAGAAGTTAAAGAAGCACTTAAAGAAATTGAAAGCTTTACCAAAGAAGAAGTCGTTGAAGAAGCAGGATACCCACTACCTTGACCTATTGGCTAAGGCTAGAATAGAGATATACAAAGCAATAGGAGATGAGGCTTATCTATTTAAACCTCTAAAGAATAAGGACGGAACAATGGATTATACATTCCCGGATAGGGTTAGAAAGATGATAGGTAAGAAATGAAACCTACAGTGCAAGCTAGCGTTACTTTGTACGCTCATAATCTAGTAGAATCACATAAGTCTTTTGACGTGAAGTTTCACATTAAAGACTTTAATAAAGCATTACATTGGACTATTAAGAGAGCAACAAGGGTTGTATATAAAAACCCTAAAGGAGAAGAGGTAGTGTTGAAATGAAAGCGCTAAAAGAATTTGGTATTATTTTTAGTATAATTTGTTTTCTTGGTTATTTTGCAATTAATTTCGTAGGTGTGATTGGCGGATTTAATTCTAAAATATCAGATAATAATGAAAAATTTAGACAATATTTATTTAAAACAAAAGTCGAAGTCATTTACGGTTGTGATAAACAATACCGATATGAACTTATATTTCCAGGAACAAGGATAGGTTGTTATCTAGGTGAGTTAACAGGTTCTCAAGAATTACTTGATAAGATTAAGGATTATTAAATGATTAGCATCGATGATGGATGTTGTGAAACTTGTGGTTTATCGGAATGTAATTGTACTGAACCTCAAGAAATGAGCGACCTTAACAGATGTCGACATTGTGGAGAGGTTTATGAAGGTAGCTTTCATATTTGCGGAGTTGGAAAAATGAGCAAGCGTGAAACTTTGGCCGAGGAGGCGTTTGAGTTTTATGGATGGGACGCTCGCAGTAAGGATGTTGAGAAGCTTAGAACTGCACTATCACATGCTTATACTGAAATTAGAAATCATTGTGAATACAACGCTCTAGATATTATAGACAAAGCACTTAATGAATTGGAATAATAATGACTAAATACGAATTAGAACGAATGCGATATATAATTAAAGAAGCAAACAAAGCTACCTATGTAGGACTAGGACCTGCAGACGCTATCATCATTCAAAAGCTTATTCAAGAACATGATGAGAAAGATAAATGGGAAGCTAGTTTAGCAGGTATTAGAGAGGGGTTAAAGAATGAAAAAAAATGAAGCTATTGAATTATTAAGTAAAGAACTTAAAGTTATTTTAAAAACCTTTAAAAGTGAACAAGCTAGAGCGCTTTGTATTATTGATTTTTTGGAAGGAATAGGCATGAGACCACCCGCTAAAAAACCTCAATGGGAAAGGGAGTATAAGGATTATAATGAAAATTTGTAAAGGCTGTAAAATAAAATTTAATCCTAAAAAATCATTTCATTCATATTGCTCAGACTGTTTTAAACTATTGTGTAAGTGTAAGACTTGTGGAAAAACTGTGTTTCCAAAAAATAATAAATATAAATGTTGTAATATAACAGAATCAGTAGAGCACGTAAAAGAAGCAAATAAAACTACTAGAATAGGATTATCTCTAGATGAATTAGTATTTAGAATTACTAATAAACAAAATAGCACGCAAGCTTTTATTGATAATTTTGGAGAAGATGCATATGAAGACACCTTACCTAATCGAGATTAATAAATGAAACCTCGTAAGAATATCTTCTTTACTAGCGATTGGCATGTAGGACACGCGAAAGTTCTAGAGTTTGACAAGCGACCCTTTAGAGACTTAGACCACATGCATTCTGTATTGATTAATAACTACAACTCTAGCGTTACAGATAACGATGTATGTTATTTCCTAGGAGATGTGGGCCTAGCTAAAGGCGAGACAGTTAAAGAAGTTATCTCTAAGTTAAACGGTACTAAGGTATTGTTACTAGGTAACCACGATAGAAACACGTTTAGTATGTACGATCACGGGTTTGACGTAGTTTTAAATACGGCTGTATTCTATCTAGGAGAGAAACGTATCTCAATGAGTCATTGTCCGCTACCTGGAATTAAACGAGAAGATGTTACTGGCATGAAGGGCGCTAAGGAAGGTGAGAACTGGCACGGTGAATTTAAACAGATACGTTTTACAAGCCACGATAATACCGTAGATTTTCACGTCCACGGACACATACATTCTGGACCTCATTGTAATAAAGAAGTATTTACCGACAAACAGATGGACGTTGGTGTTGCCGCGAATCAATACCGACCCGTAAGTCTATCGACAATTGAAAGCTGGATTGTTTCAGTTTCTAAAACAAAATAGCCCTTGACAATTTTACATTATTTTGATATAATGTATTTACACTGACATACTGTTTGTATGTTACCCTTGTTTCGACTAACAACATGAGCCTTATGTTAGTAGGCTAAGAGCCGAGTAACTTCTCGGTAATTTTTTTAAACAATTTGAGTTAGCGGTGTGGAAAGCAGACACACCCTTAGTAGCCGGTTTAGAGTTAGTAGCTCTATTCGAGGTCGGGAGAATAGAACATCTATTCGTAACCTTGGTAACCCGTAAGCGACGAAGTACAAGTAAGTAAGAGTAGCGCCTTACCTAACTCATTCTAATAAGGAGAAACAAGATGTCTAAAACAAAGTCAAAAAGTAAAGAAGTATGGGTAGCTCATATCACTACCGAAAGCAGCGATCATTACTATTATTGTTTTAAACAAGAACCAAGTAGACTTGTTGTATATGATAGGTTTATAAAAGAGTCAGGAGAGAGCGAAGATTACCCGGAAGAACTAATGAACTTAAAAATAACTAAATGTATTGTTTATGGGTAACAAATTTAAACCAAATGATTATGTTGAAGTGTTAGTTAACAAAGGAAAATTTTAGTCAGTAAACGACACAACATATGTTATTTCTATCAGTGGAGAGTTTGTAGATGTAGAAGATTCTTTCGGTGGAAAAAGAGGAAAAAAAGGTAAGAATGGAACACAAAGATTTCATTATACCGAAATTAAACTAGTGGAGAAACAAGATGAAGTATAACAAATTTGTAGAGAACAGCGACACATATACACCCATTAAAATTGACGGAACTCATCCAGAGCTTCCTTCTGGAGCTTACAGACCATGGTTTGACCATGATAGACAAATGGTTATGTTCTCTAAGATTAAGCTAAACTGTGATAATATCATTGAACTTCCTTCTAAAGAATACGACTACGTTACCGCACAGATGCGCAACTTCTTGCGTCCTGAAACTAAACAGAGTTATATAGACAACGGTTTTCTTTATAAACGTTCTGTAATGCTACATGGTAAACCTGGCACGGGTAAAACTGTAATTGTAAATAGAGTAGTTCAAGAAGCGCTAAAATCGAATGCTGTTGTATTGTTTAATCCTGACCCCGCATATATGCAAGAGTTTTTCGAAGCACTTGAGTCGACTGCTCCTGATAAGCTAACTGTAGTTATCTTTGAAGAGTTTGAAGACCTTGTTAACAAATATGAGAATGACCTATTGTCTCTATTAGACGGGGAAGTACAAAAGAATAACATCATGTATTTAGCTACCACCAACTACATCGATCAAATTCCCCTTAGAATGCAAAGACCTGGAAGATTTAGCTCGATCATTGAAGTGAATTATCCTTCTCTCGAAGCAAGGTCTGTATATCTTAAAGCTAAGAAAATTAATCCTGATTTGATTAAATCTTGGTCTGAGCTGACTGAAGGTTTCTCTATTGACGAAGTAAAAGAAACTGTACTCGCTGTAAATTGCCTAGGAGAAAAGCTAACTGAAGTGGTTAGCAGGCTAAATGAGCTTAAGGCTAGAGGACTACAGGCAGAGATTAAGAAGGAACCTTCTATGGAAGAAGCTTTCGTTGATCACTTTAGTAATATTTTGAGAGGTAATAACAACAATAAAGTAAGACGTAGGTAATAAGCTGATGGAAAAAGATGTATTTGGTTCGGATTTTGCTAATGCTATTTATAAACAAAAATATTCTCTAGACGGACAAGAAAGATGGGAAGATACATGCAGAAGAGTTGTAGTTTCTGTCTGCGGACAGATGCTAGATAAGGAATATCAAGAAGAAGTCTTTAAAATAATGTATGAGAGAAAGTTTATTCCAGGAGGAAGATACTTATATTCATCCGGTAGACCTATTCATCAAGTAAATAACTGTTTTCTATTTCGAGCAGAAGATTCGTCTGAAGGCTGGGCTGATTTAATTAGCAAGTCCACAGCGGCACTAATGAGTGGAGGTGGAATAGGTATTGACTATAGTGCATTACGTGAAGAAGGGGCACCTCTTAAGAGAAAAGGAGGATTTTCTACAGGACCGATTGCTCTAATGAATATGGTTAATGAATCAGGACGATATATCATGCAAGGGGGGCAAAGAAGATCGGCAATATGGGCAGGACTCAATTGGAAACATCCTGATGTAGAGAAGTTTCTTCGTCTTAAGGACTACTCACCTGAACTTAAAGCCATTAAACAAAATGATTTTAATTTTCCAGCCCCTATGGAGCTAACCAACATTTCTGTAATATATGACACTGAATTTTTTATAGCAATTGAAAATAAAAAACACCCACTACATAAACTGGCTAAAGATATTTGGAATTTAAACTGTTTACAAGCCTTTTCTACTGCAGAACCAGGCATGTCTTTTAATTTTAGGAGAGATAATGAGAGTTTACGAAATGCTTGCACAGAAGTTGTATCTGAAGATGATTCTGATAAGTGTAATCTTGGCACTATATGGATTAACAGGATTGCTGACCATGACGAACTTGCTCACGTTTGTAAGTTTAGCACTCTTTTTCTTCTTTGTGGGGGAGTTTATTCAGACACTCCGACAGATCGTATCAAAGAAGTCGGAGAAAGAAACAACCGCATTGGTCTCGGACTCGGAGGGATGCACGAGTGGCTTATGCAAAGAGGAGAAGACTACCAAGTAACACCAGAGTTACACAAGTGGCTTTCTGTATATCAACATCAGTCCGACGATACTGCATTCGTAGGGGCCAAAATGTTAGGCGTATCAGTTCCGAAAGGGGTTAGAGCAATCGCACCAACTGGAAGCATTGGTATTTTAGCCGAAACGACCACCGGGATTGAACCTCTTTTCTGCAAAGCATACAAAAGAAGATACCTAACTAAAGGAAATGTTTGGTCGCATCAATATGTAGTAGACGGTGCGGTTAAAAGACTTCTAGACCAAGGAGTTAAATTAGAACAAATTAAAGATAGTTATGACTTAACATTCAAACAAAGAGTGAAATTCCAAGCTGATGTTCAAAATTACGTTGACATGGCAATCAGCTCTACTTGTAACTTACCATCTTGGGGAAGCGACAATAATAACGAAGAGACTTTAAAAGAAAACTCCAAGATTCTATTACAATACGCTAAAAGACTAAGAGGATTTACTTGTTACCCAGATGGTTCTAGAGGCGGTCAGCCTTTAACTAGGGTTTCATTAGAGGAAGCTTTAAGTAAAGAAGGTCAAGTTTTTGAAGAAGTAGAAAATAGCTGTTTAAATGGTATTTGTGGAATTTAAATGTATACTAAATTTGAAAGGCTAGAGGTAACTTCCCCCTTATACCGAAGGGTATGGGCTGCCATTAATTTTTCTATACACTACAAGAAGTTAGTAATGCCAATATCGAAGTACGTTTATTTTATTTGTGAAAGACCAGACTATGGATATTCTTTACAAGTTTTTGATAAAAAGGGTATTTGGCTTGTCGATCCTAAAACAGTTAGAAGAATAACTTAATCTCGCTTGATTTTTAACTGACTCAATTTTTTGGCCCTGTTTTTTACAGCTTGACATTTTCTATAAACTTTGATATAATGTATTAATGTTGATCATAGCAGATATTGCTGGTCGTTATAATGAGCTTATGCTTTTAATTGAAAAAGCTAAAGCTGATCCCAAAGACATTGTATTGCTTGGCGATCTAAACGACAGAGGCCCAGATACTAACAAGGTTATTCAGTGGGCTATTGATAATAAAGTCAAATGTGTTAAGTCTAATCATGGCGATATGTTTATTCGCGCTTATGAAGACTATAAAGCAGGTAAAATATTAAGCGAAGATACGCATTTATTTCTAATGAACGGCGGTCATCAAACGCTAGACAGCTACGGCGGATTTCAGTTTGTTCCTCAAGAACACATCGATTATCTAAAAGCTTGTCTTTGGTATATCGAAACTAATGACTTAATTTTAACACATGCCCCACTCCAAGGTCCAGTAAACGAACTTCCTCCTAACTTAGACGAAGATTTCTTTTGGGTCAGAAGGCAACCAACTAGATTAGATAAATTTCAAATACACGGACACAATACTTTCTTTGAAGAATATAAAGACAAAGATGGTATTTATGGTATGTGTTTGGATAATTGTGGCGAAAACGAATTAAGAGCAATTGAGTGGCCCAGTAGAACAATATATACACAGGAATATTTGTAATGAGTTCAGTCAAAATTGTACATATAACACCAGAATGTGAAAAACATATAGCTTATTGTTCTAGGGTGTCTAGCCCAAACCAAGATAATCCAGAATTTGAAAAGCTTATTAAATACCTAATTAAACACAAACACTGGTCGCCATTTGAAATGGGAAGTATGTGCGTAGAAATTGAAACTACTAGAGCAGTAGCTCCTCAAATTTTAAGACATAAATCCTTTTCATTCCAAGAGTTTAGTCAAAGATACGCACAGTCAATGGACTATGAAGAATATTTTGCAAGAAGACAAGACGATAAAAATCGTCAAAATTCTATCGATGACCTAGATGAAAAAACTAAACTGTGGTTTAAGCGCGCTCAAAAGGATAATTGGGATGAGTGTTATGCTCTGTATGTACAAGCATTAGATCGAGGAATCGCTAAAGAACTAGCCAGAAACTTATTACCATTAAATACGAAGACTAAAATGTATATGCACGGAACTATAAGAAGCTTTATACATTACGTTGAGGTTAGAGCCGATGCGTCTACACAGAAAGAACATAGGGATATAGCGTTAGCTATTAAAGAAATTATGAAAAAAGAATTACCAACAATTACAATGGCACTGGAGTGGTAGAATGAATTTATTAGACGCTTTAATGGTTGGAAGCTTCATCGGTTTAACTATAATGCTTATTGGTTTACTGCCAGAAATTGAATTAGATGAAGAAGGTAATGAAATATTTGAAGAAAATAAAGACCCTAGTCTAAAGAAAGACAAGCTAGAGCACTTTAGAAGGAAATAAAATGAAATATATTAAATATTTATTGGTGTTTTTAATAGGAGTAATTGCGGGTAATTTACCAGAAACATATTCTAATCTTAAATGGGTTTATTATAACGAAGAAGCGTCTGTTATCAGTGAAACCTTTAAAAACGGAGAAGAAAGAAGAAATTTTATTTACTCCCATTTTAATGAAATAGATTATAGTATTAAATTATTTGGTAATTATCTTCAATTAGACTTATGTATATACAACAGGGAACATTTCTACAATAACGCATATTGTAAAAACATACAAAAAGCTTGGGTAATTATTCAACCCAAATCAAAATCTAACTTCGAAGACTTAGAGTATTGGAAGTAATGAAGATTATTCACCTTAGTGATACGCATTTAAAAGGATTTGACCCTGAACCTGGTGATATTTTAATACATTCCGGTGATGCATTAAACGCTGGGTCGTTCATGGAGCTTGTTTCCTTCAGACAAGAGCTTGAGAAGGTTAAAAATAGATATAAACACATAATCTATGTACCAGGCAATCACGATTTTATTTTCGAAGACGACCCTAAGTTAGCTATTGGATTTATTAAAGAAACTATTCCAAATTTACACGTTCTTATTAACGAAGAATTGGTAATTGATGGGATTAAGTTTTACGGGACCCCAGATCAACCTGTATTCTTTCATTGGGCCTTTAATAAAGAACCAGAAGACCTTATAAAGTCTTATAATAACATTCCAAAAGACGTTAATGTATTGATAACTCATTGTCCTCCTCATGGTATATTGGATTATGTGGTTAATAGGTATCACCCAGGAGGAGTTAACGTAGGTTCTACCGAGCTATTAAACGCTCTACCTGAGCTTAAGGCGTTAAAACTATGTTGTTTTGGTCATATCCACTATTCTTACGGAACTAAGCTTATAGACGGTATTATGTATTCTAATGGGGCCTTAGTAGACGAGAGATATATTAGAGTCAATAAGGAGATTGTGCTTGAAGAAATCTGAAGCTACTAAAATCATTAATAATCATTTAAGAGACCTAGTTAATAATCATCAGATGGGTAATTTAAAGGATACAAGGAAGGTAGCTAAAGCTATTCTGGAAGACCTGTTGGCTTATGGGTTAAAACCTAGAAGGACTGTTCCTGCTAACATAGCGCTTGATATTGATGCACACGTAAAATTTAATGAAAATGGCTCTGAGTTTGAATATGTAAAATACAGCTATACGTGGGAGGAAAATGACAAGTAAAGACGTTGGAATATTAATAATGGTTAATTTTTGGTTTCTATTTTTGTATATTTCTTTCACTTATAGTTGACAAGTTATAGAAAATTTGATATACTATAAAGATGAAAAAATTATTATTAGGAATATTATTAGGATTTTTTTTACATAAGGGTATTAATGCCGCCTATAGTTATTCATTTTGGAAAAATAATCAAAATTGTGAAAAACTTAATTTTGAAACATTAGATGAAGAGTTTAATTGTACGTATAAAAAAATGGGATATATGAAATATATAGGATACAGCTTAATTAATTATACGTATACTATAGACCATAAATGGGGTTTTGTACTTTAATGAATAAAATTCAACAACCTAGGGTCGTTACAGTGGACGTAGATGATACCCTACTCATGTGGGACTATCACGATATTCCACATAACGAAGATGAGCTTATAACTTTCGAAGACTCATACGGTCAATGGAAGCTTTTACCTCATAAAAAACACATTGAGTTTATTAAAAATTTAAAACATCAAGGTTATGGTATTGTTGTTTGGTCAGCGGCTGGTAACGATTGGGCAGAAGAAGCAGTTAAGATGTTAGGAATAGAGTATTTAGTCGATGGTTGTATGAGTAAACCAGAATTTGCGATTGACGATCTATTGCGAGCAAATAGAATTATTAAATCAGTGTTGTGGGTCGATCCCAAAACGGGTGAATTTAAGAGGTCTGAATGAAAAAAGAAGTTAAAGAGCTAGCTAAAGAGCTATTTGTCAGAGGATATAACATTCCCTATTTGACAGAAAAAACCGAATCACAGGTTGTTTCAAAAGTAAAGGATGTTGTATTGGTAGCTAAACTCTATTACAAAACTCTTGAGGAATTAGATGAAGAGAAATAAAATGATATGGGATACTTCAATTACTGTTTACAATAAACATATGAATATAATTAAAATGGCATATGAATTTTATAAAGAAGGTAATTGGAGTTCTTCTTCTAGGGCGGTTAGATTACTAGTTAATAAAATACTAACTGAGTTTGAAAACCAAGGCATGAAGCCACCTCTTTCAGAGTGTAAGTTGGTAGAAGATACTTATCACGGCGGACTAAAACACAGCAAGTCGGAACATAAATGGGATGAGGAATGAAATTAATTATTGCAGGCAGTAGAAGCATAAAACTTCAACAATCTGCTCTATATCATCTTTCAAATCATTTTCCAACCCCTACTGAAGTAGTGAGCGGAGGAGCCGAAGGAATAGATAAAGCTGGTGAAATATATGCAATCAATACTAGTAAACCTGTTAAAAAGTTTACCCCAGACTGGGAAACTTACGGTAAAGCAGCAGGGCCTATTCGCAATAAACAAATGGCCGAATATGCGGATGCTTTGTTATTAATTTGGGATGGTAAATCCAGAGGAAGTGCTAATATGAAAAAAGAAATGTTAGCCATAGGAAAACCAGTTTACGAAGTCATAATTAAACAATACAATGTCTGACGAAAAGAAATTAAAGCTTAGTAATAGCCAGATTGATCTATACGAACAATGTGGAATGAAGTATTACTATAGGTATGTCGAAGGTTTAAAGCCCGACATAACTAATACTCCTCTATTGTTCGGAACATCTATCGATAACGCTTTAAACTACATTTTAGAGTCAATGAGAGACAATAAGGAATGGTCTAAGGATAAGGCCAAAGAAATCTTTCTAGAGAAAATGCAAGAGTGGGATGGACAGAACAGGCTAGACTTCTTTAAGTCGGAAGTCCCAGAAGAATTAAAAGAAGACTACGACGAATACGACGAAGATCATCAAGAAGCTGTATGGGATTTAATAGTTAGACGTGGGTTAGCCTGTATAGACGTATACTGTAATGATGTTATTCCTCAGATAGATAAAGTTATCTCTGTACAGAATAGAGGCGAGATAAAAAATGAAGAGGGACATTCCTTTGTATTTGTTCTGGATTTTATCTGTCAAATGAAAGACGGAAGAGTTGTCTTAATGGACAACAAGACTAGTTCAGCGCGCTATCCAAAGAATAAAGTTAAAACAAGTCAACAACTTAGTCTATATCTAGAGCAATACCCGGACATTAAATACGCAGGTTATTGCGTTCTTATAAAAGACCCAGCTAGGGAAAAAGGTGTAACTCATCAAATTCTAATTGACGAGATACCTGAAGAAACACGTAAAAAATCGTTTGACAAATTAGACGAAACGTTATATAATGTGAGTATGGGTAAGTTTGAAAAGAACTTAAAGGCTTGTAGATTGTTTAATAAGCCTTGTCCCTATGAGGGTATTTGTAAACATGGAAGTATGGAGGGATTGATTGAATCAAAACGAAAGAAGTCTGACGATTAGAGATATAATGGAATGTGTTAACGATGTCTCTTATAAAGACTTTATTATTAAAGTTAGAGAAGCTCCTCACATTGAGGGTTTTTTTATTAATGTAATTGCTCCAGTAGCCGATGCTTGTTCGGGTTACGCTTATACAACATCACCTAAAATCAAAATTATGCAACAGAGCCTCATTGTGGACGTTATCTTTAAGACTAAAGAAGATGTTTATAAACATATTTACAATTTATGTAAACAAATAGAGCTACATGAATTAAATGAACATTTTAAGGTTAACGGCACTTGTTTAGTAGAGCCTCACCCTGAAAGAAATTTATTAAAAATTAGTTGACAATAACAAAGAAAAATGATAGGATGTATTATATGTTTAAAAGAAAAGATAAAAAAGAATTAAGTGCTCAACCCGAGCTAGAATCTAACGCCACGCCTGATTATACAAGGGCAGAAGTAAATGAAGTAAATTTTACTCATAAAGCTTATGGAATTCATAAGATTATAACTGAAAACGGGGCTGTATATAACTTGGTGGAAATTGAATATGACCCCGATAGTGGTGCGTCTGGCGGAGTAAATGTAATCCACAAAGATGTATTTGAAGATGTGGTTGATCGATTTAAAATGACCGTGGCTGAATCTCTTTTTACAAGGACTTAATAAATGAATAAACTAACTGTATACCTTTGGACTGCTGCTATTGCTAAAACCTCTTTAATTATTAGTTGTATTGTTACTGGATTTATGGTATCATGGATACTAGGAACTGTTATGACGGTTTCGCTAGTGGCTTATTTGACTGGTCTTTATCTAGCTGAAAAGATTGTTCACGATGAAGGTGCTAAAATGCAAGAACAAATGATGAGAGACTTTGCTAAGTCTTTAGGTGGAGGTACAGCTTAATGTCTTATAGAAAGAACGAAGACGGAAGCGTTACTGTATCAAAACTTATTAAGTTTGATAATACATTACTAGAGGTTACAGCGTCTAGTTTAGAAACCGCACAACATTTATTTAAACAAGAGTTGACAGCTTATAGAACTTATGCTAATATTAAGACTAATAAGAAATTTAACAGCCCAAGTAAAGAAGGCGAAGTAGACTATATTATTGCTAGAGACAGTCTAGCTGAGATTATTAATAAAGAATATGAACAAACTACAAAAGCTTAAGCAAGAACATAAGTCTATAATTTTAGCAGCAGAAATTATCTTGGAAGATATGCTTCATTACGCCGAGGCTATAGAAAGAGGGTTTAAATCTTTAGGTAATCTATATAATAGAAGAACAAAGTTAGAAAATCATATGAAAAAATTAAAGGAGAAAAAGAAATGAGTGGACTAATTTATAAAAAAATGTCGGACGTAATGAAAGACGTTAAAGCGGTAACTAAAGACCAAAAGAACACTGTACAAGGATTTAAATTCAGAGGCATAGACCAGTTTGTAAATGCCCTGTATCCTGCTTTAACTAAGCACGGCGTTTTTATGACCCCAAGAGCTACAAGCTATACGCACGAACTTAAAGACGTTACGAGAAGTAACGGTAAGCCTGGTGTAGACAAACATGTACACATTACAATGGAGTATGACTTCTATGCAGAAGATGGTTCCAAAGTTACAGTGGGTCCAATTCCTGCTGAAGGACTTGATAGCGGGGATAAAAGTACCAATAAATCATTATCAGCCGCTCTCAAATATGCTCTTATCCAAACCTTTAGTATCCCGACTGAAGATATGGCCGAAGCTGACTTGGAATCTCCTGAAATTGGGTCTTCTAACGTTCAAAGCTCTAAGGCAACGGAGAAAACTGTTGAAGCTAATGTTTCAGCACCAGCAGAGCCAGCACGAAAGCTATCTAGTTTCCGAAAACCTAAAGCAGATGCAGTAGCTAAACCAGTTGAATCTGCAGCAACTAGTGATGAATGGAATTAATAATGTCTGAAGAAGTAAAACAAGAACAAACTGAACAAAAACCAATCGATCCTGTAGCCCTAGAAAAGGCTATGGTCGAAGCAGAGCTTAAAAAGCAGGAAGAAATCGATCCTGTTGAAATGGCATCGATGATGCTTACTCTGTATACTCCCAGATTTTGTGCTCTAGTTGATAAGTTGTCCGTTAGACAGCTAAGACGTGTAACTAAATCTATTGTCGAGTATCCAGTAGGAAAAACATACAAACATGTCGACCCTCTAGAAGCAGAAGTATTCGCTATTGGTAAAAATTTGCTCGATGCTAAATATGTATTGGTAGCTAATACATATAACGAGAATAGAGAGTTGATTCTGCAACAAGCTGCAGAAGCAGCAGGCAACGCTACAATTGAAACAGTTTACGGTGAAGAACAAAAGGAGACAGAAAATAATGGCTAAGAAAAGAAACGTAGTAGGGTCTATTTGTAAACCCAAACCTAATGAAGACGGAAGTCCAGCAGGACCTGATTATATTAAAATGCGAGACGGTAAGATTTACCGACTTGAAAGTGCTGCATATCAACTTCAAAATCTAGAAAAAGCAGTTGCTGCAGGCAAGCTTTCGGGTGAACAAGCCGAAGGAATTAGAGAGCGTATCGGTAAGATTCCAGCTTTCGTAAGATTTGAAATTGTTGAGCTAGTAGATAAATAAATTTCTCCCGTGGTCCGCTTCGTTCGGTTAAATGATTGTTGTAATTAATTATCCCCTCCCCACTTACTTACAGCAATCAGCCACACCTTTTTATTATGATTAATAAGTTACTAAATTTTTTCAAAAAAGAAACAACAGATATGGACAAATATCAATTTTTTCATCAGAAGAATGCTTCTCCTTTTATGGGAAGCCAAAGAAAAACCATAGCCTTGCTTGTGGACTTTACCAAAGAAGACCTATATCGATGTTTTTGTAGAGATGAAGCTTTGAAAACTAAAATGGGAGTGGCTAGAGTTCATCCCGAAGATAACTTCTGTAAAGAGACAGGCAGAACTGTTTCTTATAATAATGCTAAAGACATTGAATTTAAAATCATCGGATGTAGCTTTGAAGATGATAGAGTAATTTGGACATTAGAGAATAAAGAATTAGATTACCATATTTCTCTTAGAACCTCTAAGAGGTCTTATAAACCGCATTTCATTAATGCTTTGATATTCTAGTAGTATGACAGTAAGGGAGGAAAACAAAATGTTTCAAGTAGTTAAGCAGGGAATCAACTCTAAACCTAAGTTTATCGAGTATGGCTCTCCAATCAATGTAGATAATCAAGATAAAGATTATTACATTAGTTTGTTTCAGTATACCGAAGAACAAAAGAAATTAGCAGAAGCTAAGGGTTCCGTTGCCGGAATTAGAGATACAACGACAGACCTATTGTATTTCGATTTCGATAGTAAAGAAGACCTAGATAAAGCTAGACAGGACTCATTGACTCTTGTCACTAGACTTATCGACATGGGTGTATCTCAAGACGACATCAACGTTTCCTTTACCGGATATAAAGGGTTTTCTGTTAAACTAAAGCTCAATAAACGAATTACTAACAAAGAGTTTAAAGCTGCCATTAAACGTTTAGCGGGCGATCTAAGTACAGTAGACCTAATGGTAACCGACCCGGCTCGTATTGTGAGGCTAGACAATACAAAACACCAGACTAGCGGTAACTTTAAAGTACCGCTCGAGCTTTACGAACTAGATGAACTTCCTATTTCTGACATTATAGAGCTTTCTCGTAAACCTAGAAGTTTATCTATTAAAACAAATCCAGTTAGTTTAAAAGAAGATATTTTCATGGTTAAAGAAGAACCGCCCAAACAAGTTGAAGTTTCAGATTCTCTTAAAGAATCTTTAGCATCTAAGCCTAAACACTGGAAAGATTATAAGTGGGCTCTAGTACAAGGGTTCTTTGAGCCAGGCGAGAGGCATAGCGCACTAATGGTTATTGCTGCGACTTGTAGAGGGTTAGGCTACGACAAGAATACAGCTTATTACATGTGTAAGTCTGCGCTGAAAAAGCAAGCAGAACGAACCAAGTCAGATGAATTTCCTAAGGAAGAACTTTGGGAAAATATTATCGAACAGTCTGTTTACTCTGATACCTGGGAAGGCGGTCAGTATAGTCCAGCAACTAATCCTTGGCTTAAAAAATACTGCGAAAGAATGGGATTTGCTACTGATCAAAAAGACGAAGACCTTAAACCTAAAAGAATTCTTGAGGTTAAAGACTCTTTCGAACATTATGTAAAACATATTGAAGAAAATACAGTTTTAACTGGTATTAAAATTTTAGACAAAGAAGTTCCTCTGACTATTGGAATGAACTTGGGTATTGTAGGTGCTGCCTCAAGCGGTAAAACGGCTCTAGCGTTAGAAATATTGAAAAATACTAGTAAATCTGGCGTAGTTTCAGTATTTGCCTCTCTAGACATGCACAGAAACAGGCTATTCGAAAAACTCCTATACAAAACCACAGGTCTTTCTAGAGAAGCTTTGTATGAAAAGATTAAAAAAGAAGGAATTGATAGTGTTACTCAGAAAATGAAGGAAGATTACGCTAATGTATTCTTTTACGATAGAAGTTGCCCTACTGTAGGTGACATTAAAGACTTTATTTCTAAAGTACAAGAAGAAACAGGCAAACCAGTCAAGCTTGTGATGGTTGATTACTTTGAACGTGTTAATTCTGAGAGATCGGATGAGACTGCCGCTAGTAAAGATGTTGCTGGACAGCTACAGGACTTGATTAATGACATGAACGTGTGTCTAATTACTCTTGTGCAGCCCAACAAGTTTAGTTTGTCTGGTGGACCAGATGCTCCCATTAAAAGCTATACGGCAATTAAGGGAAGTAGCTTTCTTTATCAATCATTTAGATCAATTATTTCAATCTGGAGACCTTTCTTTACTCCCGAAGACAAAGACAAGGACAACTATATGCAAATGGGTGTTCTTAAAAACGATTTAGGAGAACTTGGTATTTATAATTTTCACTGGAATGGTAAACGTGGTGAAATAAAAGAGATGACAGAAGAACAAGAAGAATACTTCGAACAGCTTCTAAGAGAAAAAGAAGCTAAGAAAGCACTTAAAAACACTAACGAATGGGAGTAACAATGAAAAAAGCAACAAGATTTCTAGAAACCTTTGTTAGTGAATACATTGAAATTATTACAGATATGCAAACCGTTCAAAGTATGAAAATAGATAGTGAAGGAAATATCACAGATGGCCCGCCTATCCCAATGATTGTCAATGGATTTCTACTAGACTGCGACGATACATTTGTTTACCTATCTTCGAGCGGCGAAACGGTTGACCAAGCAATTCCTCTTGACAGTATTAAACACGTACAAATAGTTGAAATTAAAAGTGAACTCGATAGTTATCTTGATACTATCCCTGACCCAGAGAAGGAGACAGACTACAACTAACTTGACAATTGTTAAGATTTGTAGTATAATTAAAGCATGAAAGAAATTAATCTAAAAATTAATAAAACCGACACAGGTTACGTAGTTACCGAAGAAAATCTAATTAGCTTTTTCACTGACGATGATCAAGGACGTAAGATGCTTATCGATTATCTTATTAAGAATCTTCTGAATAAAGAAGTAGAAGGCGGAAGACTTTACTTTAGAGGTAACTAAAATGAGCATGAAAACCTGTTGTGGAGCTGATGACCATAAGCCCCATCATCCTAATTGCGAGAAACATAAAGAGATGACAAGGTTGTGGAGGGAAAGAAATGCTAGACAATCCGCTAATTTACGGAAAAAATCAGACTCAAAAGATAGTAAACGTCGAAGCGAACGGGAATAAGCTTACTTACTTTGTTCAAAAAGAAGATGGTTCTGTAGAAAAATTTGAAAAGAAGAACAAGCTTTGGATATTGTCTGCTAGACCCATATATAAAAATTCAGTTAAACTAAAGGGTGAGCTACACTATAAATACGGCACGCAGTTTGAGTCTAGAGATGATTGGCTGGCTGCTTTAAATTACGCTAAGAAGCAATTTAACGATACATATATAGTTTGGAACGAAACTGAAGCCGCCTTAATTAAAGACGGCTATACTTACTATAAAGGCTTAAAACATAACGAGCCTACTATCTTATCATTCGATATTGAATCTACTGGATTATATCACACTCAAGACTCTAAAGTTCTTTTAATATCAAACACATTCAGAAAAAATGGCGTTGTTACTAGAAAGCTATTTTGTTTCGACGAGTACGAATCTCAAGGTGAAATGTTATTAGACTGGTGTAAGTGGATTAGAGAGATGGACCCTTCTTTAATTATAGCACACAACGGTTATTCTTTCGACTTACCATACTTACAATTCATTGCGGAAAAAGAAGGAGTTACCTTAAGTTTAGGTAGGGACGGCTCCCCTTTAACTATCAACGAAAGACCTTCTAAATTTAGAATCGACGGCTCTAGAGATCAAGAGTATCACAAGGTTAAGATATGGGGCAGAGAAGTATTAGATACGATGTTCTTGGCAATTAGATATGACACCGCTACAAAGAAATACAATAGTTATGGTCTTAAGTCGATCATTAAAACTGAAGGACTTGAAAAAGAAGATCGTGTTATGTATGACGCTTCTCAGATACGCATCAATTATAAAGACCCTGTAGAATGGGAAAAGATTAAAGCTTATTGCGAACATGATGCAGATGATTCATTAACTCTGTATGACTTGATGGCACCTAGTTTGTTCTACTTGACACAATCTATCCCGAAGACATTTCAGAATATGATTGAAACCGCAACAGGCGCACAGCTCAATGTAATGATGGTTAGGAGTTACTTACAAAACGGACATTCAATTCCTAAAGCTACCCCTGCAGTGGAATTTCAGGGAGCGATATCTTTCGGAAACCCTGGAATATACAGAAACACATTCAAGGCAGACGTGGCCTCTCTTTATCCGTCTATCATTCTAGCGTGTGATGTTTACGATCAAGATAAAGACCCTGATGGTAACTTCTTAAAGATTATGCAAATCTTTACAGAGGAAAGACTTAAAAATAAAAAACTTGCTAAAGAATCTAAATATCACGACGATCTGCAATCATCGATGAAAACAGTCATAAATTCCGGGTACGGTTTCCTTGGTGCACAAGGATTAAATTTTAATTCACCGCCTGCCGCAGACTTCATTACAAAGACAGGAAGAGAAATCTTGCAAATGTCTATCGACTGGGCTATATCTAAAAAAATGAAACTAGTTAATGGAGATACCGATTCTATCTCTTTTTGTAAGTTAGACGAATCTCCAATAAGCGAGCAGGAACAAATTGAACTATTAGAAGACTTGAATAAACAATTTCCGAACAAAATTAGATTTGAACACGATGGTTATTACCCAACTGTATGCGTGCTTAAAGCCAAAAACTACATCTTGTACGATGGTAAAAAAATTAAAACAAAGGGTTCTGCAATTAAAGCAACCACTAAACCAGAAGCTTTAAAAGAGTTTATCAATAGAAGTATTCATCTCATAGTACACGATACGAATAGTCTAAATGAAAACTTGATTTTATTGTATAATGAATACGTTAAAGAAATCAATAACATTAAAGACATTAAAAGATGGGCAGCCAGAAAGACTATTAGCGATAAGACCTTAAATAGCGATAGGACGAACGAGGCTCGCATTAGAGAGGCTTTAGTCAATTCTGAATATGTAGAGGGCGACAGGGCTTATTTCTTCTATAAAAACCCCACAACGCTCGAGCTTGTAGAAAGATTTAATGGCGAGTATGACAAGAAGAGACTTCTAAAAAATCTATATGATACGGCATGGTTATTTGAAACCGTAATAGACTGCGATCTTCTGTTTACAAACTATTCGCTAAAAAAGAACCTAAAGGAATTGGAGAGATTTAATGAGTAGGTTTACAAACAGGCTTAAAAAAATCGTTGAAACTTTTTCTAGTTATCATAAACATGACTATTTTAATAATAGAATAGGTAAACTATTTAAGACTAGAAGTCATATATGCAGCACTACAATGGATAATCTAAGCTTTAACGTTGTTCAGCATATGTTAAATAAGAAAAAACATAGACTTTATAATCAAAATATTTGACTTTTACCTAAAACTTTGATATTATATACTACATGACTAAAGAAGAGATTATCGAACTTATTAAAAAAATATTTCCAGGAAACTAATATATGGCAGGAACATTCGTAGTTAAAGCTATTACTAACCTAGATGAAGCTAAGATAGGCGATGTTATTCACGAAAGTGATTATTCTACCCTTACCCCCGAAGGTAAGTTTGTTCAGTTGGAATATAAAGCCAACAAAGAAGAGGTGGAAAAACTTGAAGTGTTTCCGGGCATTTACACCATATCTAAAAGTATGGCAGGTCTTTACCTAGAAAAAACAGAGTTTACTAAAGACGCTATTCTAGAAGAGTTTGTTAATACCGCAGAGATTGAGAATAAAGTAGACATGTTCTTTAGAAACATGCACAAATACAAAGACTTAGGCATTGATGTTGCCACTAGAAAGATTCTTCTTTACGGCGCACCTGGCACTGGAAAAACCACAGCAATTTCAAAAGCTTGCGCTAAGTATGTTTCTGATAAAAAAACTCTAGTTGTTGTATACCCAACAGCTAAATACGAAGCATATGAAATTAAAGATTTAATTAAGAAGTTTAAATACACCGATATTGAGAAAATGATTTTAGTTATGGAAGATATTGGTGGTGTAGAGATGGAAGAAGTTAGAAGAGGTTCAGACTCTGAACTCTTAAGTCTTCTAGATAACCAAGAGAAAACCCTTACAATCCCAACGCTTGTAATCGCTACAACTAACTTCCCCGAAACTTTTATGTCTAATCTAACCAATAGACCTGGAAGATTTGACGATAAGATTAAAGCTGGTAATCCCTCTGCAGATAGCCGTATTAAGCTCCTACAGTTCTTTAATAAGGCAGAAATCTCAGATAAGGTTAAGTCCCTACTTAAAACAAAAGATGCTGATGAGATGTCTCCTGCGCATCTTAAAGAGGCGGTTATTAGATCGGTAATCCACGAGAAAGAACTAGAAGCCGCTGTAAAAGAAATTATTGACGAAATTAAGCTATATAAGAAAGGTTTTAACGATAAATCTGGGTCTGTAGGTTTATTTAATGATTTCCAGTAATTATGCTAAAAAACCCAGGCTGTTATTTCAATCAGACTATTTCCTTCATGATTATTACGGAGTAGAAACTCTGTACGGGTTATTAGAAAAAAGATATATCAAGTTAAATAGAAAGCAAGCTAGATTGAGTAGCGAATGGGCCGGATTAATAGTAAGACGCGAGAGAATAAAATGAGCGTATTTAAAATGGCTGAATATAAAAAGGCTAAACTAATGGTTAGTCAGCTAGAAAAAGTCATTAAGATAGTTGAGGTTTGTGAAGCAAGTTTAAGTGGTTATATTAAATACAGACCTGTTCGAAACATATTAACAACTATTAAAGAAGAAAAATTCTTTCTCAATTTGGCTCTAGACGAGTATAAGATCATACTCCAAACAAAGGGAGAAACTCGCTAATGTCTAAACGTATTAACTGGAAAAAAGAGGTTAAACGAATTCCGTCTAAAGTATTAATAGACAAAAAAGTTAATTATGACGTTGTTTGGCAACATGATATTATAGATACAAAAGGAAATCATCTGTGCGGTCTGACTGATTTAGATAATAAGATTATTTTTATCAAGATTGGAATGCCTGCTAGATTAACTATAGAAACTTATTTTCACGAGATTTTCCATGCCTGGTCGCATGAACATGAAATAAATTTAACTGAACCACAAGTATTAGCAATGGAAAAAATAGTTCCGTTTTTAATAAGGAAAGACAACATTCTCAAAGAGGAATAATGAAAAAAGAAATTAAAATTCTATTAATCGATATTGAAACTAAACCACTTAAAAGTTTTCATTGGGGTTTGTTTGAAGAACAAGGTGGACTAGCTATGCTAGAAGAAGACTGGAGTATTTTATCTTGGTCTGCAGCTTGGTATTCTGTTGACGGTAAAAAGAAGAATAAAGTAATGTATATGGATAACCGCAAGAAGAAAGATTTAATGGACGATAAAGACCTTCTTCTAGGACTAAGAGACTTATTGGAGGAGGCCGATTATGTTATTGGACATAATTTAGCCAGATTTGACGCTAAAAAGATTAACGCTAGGTTTTTAGCTCATGATATTAAACCGCCTAGTCCGTATAAACAAGTAGATACACTTAAGATTGCAAAGAAGCATTTCGCTCTAACTAGTAATAAACTTGAATACTTGGCTAAATATTTAAAATGTAAAGTAAGAAAACTTAAATCCAGAAAATTCATTGGTATGGACTTATGGAAAGAGTGTATGAAACACAACCAAAAAGCCTGGAAAGAAATGGAGCTTTACAATAAGACTGACGTATTAGTTTTAGAAGAGGTTGCCCGTAAATTGCTTCCTTGGGATAACACAATTAACCTCAACATTCTAACTCCTAATGAGTTCTCTTGTACCTGCGGGAGTAAGGAATATCACGAAAACGGACATTCATATGAAAAGGCGGGAATTTTCAAAAGGCTTAAGTGTAAAAAGTGTGGAAGAAACTATAAGCTAAGTCCTAATCTATTGTCTAAAGAACAAGGTGGAGAAGGCACTAAATTAATTCCGAGGTAATAAATGTACGAGTATTTTTCCATTATTATAACAATTGTAGCGGTGTTAATTTTACTTATTGATCCACGCGTTTGAGGCATTAAATGACATACGATTCAATATCTAAAGTTGTAGCAGATATCGGTAAGCAGCAAGAAAATATTATTCTTGGTCAATTAAATGATTTAATTAAACGAGGATTATTAGTCATCGAGTCCACTCAACCAACACTAGTACAGGACCCTGATTCAACTAAGATTTTATTACGACAATCAGTTAAACTTACTTTAAAAGATATAGAATATATTCAATCTTTAGAAGAAGAAAATAAAAAATTAAAAGAAAAATTGTTGTCAATTGAAACCGCTTTAAAAGACTAGAGGTAATGATGGATAAAAAAGTTGGAGAAGGTTTATTAGAAGGAATGAAAGATGCTTTAGAGCACGCTAAGGGTAAAAAGTTTGATAGTGAAAAGCCTGACCTATCGCTTCTTCCTAAAGAACCTCTGTGGGAAATCGCTACTGTATTGACTAAGGGCGCGGTCAAGTACGGAAGGTACAATTGGATGGAAGGCATTGAAATCAGTAGACTTTTAGCCGCCTCAATGAGACACATTACACAGTTCAATGACGGCGAGGACCGTGACCCTGAACTTTCCACGGTTCATCTTGCAAACGCCTGCTGTAATTTAATGTTCGCTATGTGGATGCTACAATATAGACCTGATTTAGATAATAGGAGAAAGAAAAATGGATAGAAAAGAATATTTACAAAGAGTATTTCAAGGTCAAATTAATTCGTTAAAAAGAGATATTGAAATATCTAAAGCAGAAATCGAAGATTTAGAAAGTGCTTTAAGACAAGAAAGATTAAATCTAGAAGGTAATATTGAATTGTTAAAAATTGCAGAAAAGGAATATAAAAATGCAACCAATTGATTATGAAAAGCTTTTGAAGACTTTTATTACTACAGAGGTTAAGATTAAAAAATTAAATCCTGACGCAATAATTCCCTCATATGCCAAGCCAGGAGATGCTGGAATGGATATGGTAGCAACTGAAGTTTACATTGAAGATGGATCGTTAGTATGTAAAACAGGATTGGCTATGGAAATTCCAGAAGGCCACGTTGGTCTTTTGTTTCCCAGGTCCTCTATCTCTAAATATGATCTATCTCTTTCCAATTCTGTTGGTGTGATCGATAGTCAGTATCGTGGAGAGATCATGTTTAAATTTAAATACTTACATCTTGATACATTTAATCCAGTTAGACAATATAAAAAAGGAGATAGAGTTGGTCAGATTATTATAATGCCTTATCCTAAAATTGAATTTAACGAAGTACAAGAACTAAGCGAAAGTGAGAGAGGAAATGGCGGTTTCGGAAGCACGGGCAGGTAGAAGAAGAACCAGGAAAAAGAAATACGACAAAGAACAAGAATATATTAATCGACTTGAAAAAGAAAATAGAGAATTAAAATCAATCAATAGAAGCTTACTTAGACAGATTAAAAAACTATCTAAAGGTATTAATAGATTAGAATATGAAGAAACAATAGAAAGATTGGAAAATGAGCAGGAAGAAAAAAGACCACGACAATCTATTAAAAGAAGCTGCCCTGAGTGTGGAAATGCTGGGCTCAAAGAAGTTGATATCGCAGGAAGAAGATTCTATCGATGCTCTAACTGCGACTACAAGTCTGGAAGAGTTAAACGAGACGACTGAATTTGACGAACATAGAGAAGAAGAACAAACTAAAGATATAGAAGTTGTCAATGAATTAACTGACGATAAGTTTGAAAAAGAACTACGTAAGTTCATTATCCCAAAACTACGATCAGCAAGCTACAGATGGAAATTTAGAAGTGAAGCTATTAAAAAAGCTAGAGTTTCTAGAGGCAACTACCGGTGTGCTATGTGCGGTAAAGACGATCTAAAGAATGGCGAGTTCGCGGTAGACCATGTTGAGCCTGTGGTGGCGCTAACCGGCTGGGACGGTGATCTAGATACATATATTCGAAGAATGTTTGTAAAAACAGAGGGTTGGCAGATTCTTTGTAAAGACCCTTGTCATACTATAAAAACAGATACAGAAACACAAATAAGAAAATTACATCGATCTAAGAAAAAATAGTTGACTTTTATATATAATAATGGTATTATATGACTAGTTACTAATAATAACATAAAGGAAAATGAATGAAAAACAATAAACTTGTTGCCTTACTTGGCGTTCTCATTGTGGGAGCTGCTGTACTAGTAGGCACTAAATATGCAAATAACTCAGAAAAATCGCCAACTTCTGTCGTTGTTAAGAACCATACCATTACCGGCAACCTCATTAAAGACCTAGACGCTAAAGAAGAATATGTATCTAGTGATAAAAAAGTAACCCGTTATAACACTAACGGACGTGAAGTTTATCTAAATAGCGCAGTAACCTATAACTCTACCCAAAAGATTATTGAAGAACTTAAAGCTCTAGAAGCTAAAAGTCATGCCCCTATCTTTCTTTTGATTGATAGTCCCGGAGGCTCTGTTTACGACGGAAACCTTGTTATTAGCCAAATGGAAGCGTCTAAAGCCCCCATTTATACGGTATGTATGCGTCTATGTGCGTCTATGGCTGCTTATATTCACTCTTACTGTCATAAACGTTTGTCGGTAGACCGCTCTACTCTAATGTATCACCCTGCTTCTGGCGGTATCGGCGGTCAAGTACCTAATATGGTTAGCATGCTTGCTTCCGTTACCAGAACTATCAATAAGCTTAATGCTAATATCGTTAGTCGCTCTAAGCTAAGTCGTCAAGACTTTGAAGCTAAAGTAGCTTATGAAATTTGGATTGATGCTGAAGATGCTCTTGAACAAGGGTTGACTGACGAAATCGTTAGCGTAACTACTTCTTGGAAAGCCGAGGAAGAACAAGCTTCGGTATATGAAGAAAAAACTACAGTAGCTCCTCCTACAGCTCGTAGATTTAACTTTGACTTGATTTCTCCTTACGCTAAAGAGCTTTGGTAAAATGGAAAAACTAAAACAATATTTCGGTATTGTAATTGGTCTAGTAATTGCGGTTCTAACGGGGGCGTTCTTATACGAGCGCTCCCGACGCAAGTCCGCAGAAGCTATCGCTGATAATAAAGAAATGTTAGACGAAATTAATAAAGGCGATCAAAAGCTAGCTAAGAACGAAGGTCAATTAGAATCCGAAGAGGAAAAAAGAAATGAAATTGCTAAACAAGCTAACGATAGGAAGTCTGATGTTGATGAGTCTTTATCTGATTTCCTCAAAAAGCGTTCATAGTGATCGTACTGATAGAGAAAAAGAACAAGACGAACAGGCCGTTGAGCGCTGTATTAAGCGCTTAAAATGCCCTCATGACGGTAAGTCATTCGATGAGATGACAGAAGACGAACAACATGAAGCCTATCATTGCAGACAACACCGTTACATGAAATGTATAACCGCTCCAGACCCAGATAAGGTGGAAGAATGATTAAATTATTTCTAACAAGTCTATTAATTTTTGCTTTCACGATACAATGTGCATTGGCTAACCAATCTGTAGAGCTAGACAAAGGCCAGCTTGCGCCTTTTCCAGGAACTCTTTTAGATAAAGAAACTGCGAATAAAGTAAAGAACGAACTTATTGAAAAAGACGCTCTTGTTAAAACAAATGAGTCTTTAAATAGATCAATTAAACTTTACAAAGACAACCAGGATATCTTAGGCGATCAAAAAGACATGCTCATTAAGCAAAATATTGAACTAACTAAGACCTTAAACGATGCTAGAGATACTTCAGATTGGGTTAAAGTTGGTTATTTTGTATTAGGGGTGGTTGTTACCGGAGCGGCAGCTTACGGAGCTAGTCGTTTAGTAAAATGACACGAAGACTTCCTCACGAAATAAGTACAAACGAGTTATTGGAAATCATCAATAACACTCCTAAGCTTGTTGAAGAGGAAGAAAAAAAATTAGATGTTCAAGAAGACCCTGTTAATGGTGATGTTCTTGCTTTTTTAGCTAGGTTTAACATACAAACGGGTGAAAATAAAGTAAAAAAGAATCTACTTTACAACATTTATAAGGCCTGGAGTTCTTATCCAATTAAAAGGAAAGACTTTTTCACAATTGTTAATAGATACATAGACAGCGCTACCGGAGCTTCAAGCTATAAGATTAATTTAAACGTGGTGAAGTTATCTTATGATGTTTTTACAGCATTTAAAAGCAAATATAGAATAGTTACAAATAAATCACGAACAGTTCACTTTGAAAACTTTTTTAATTTCTATGCTTTAAAGTCAGAAGATTATTGGGTTCATATCAACATACTGTATTATCTTTATCAAGAATATTTAAACGCTTCCCCGAAAAAACAAAGACCGCTATCTTACAAACACTTTATCCATTATACTGCGGTTTATTTTAAAGTCAAAAATACAAATCAAGGTAAGATGGTTTGTGTATCTAAAAACATTGAAGGGTTCTTTAAAAAAGACCAGTTAAATGAATTAAAGGTTATGTATGCGAAAGAAAGAGAAAAAGAAATCTTCCAAAAAGAAGAAGCCGAAAAATCGAAGGCAAGAAGAAAAAAACGCAGATTTAAATCCCCGCTTCAATCTTAAAAGACGATCTGATCTATTAGACTTTGATTACTTACATAAGCTCAGTAAAAAAGAACTTCAATGGTTAAATCAATATACCCTAGAAGAAATTAATGCTGGCGTAAATAAAGACCCTAAAAAGAATAGGTTCAATAGAACTAAAAAAGACGTTAAAAGATGTTACGATAGAAATAACGCTCGTAATAGAGACGTTTTAACTAAATCAAAGATCACTAACAAACTAGTTGATTTAAACTCTGAATATATGCTAAGTCAACAGGTTGATCCTGAAGAAATGCTAATAGAGAAAATGGATCAAGAGAATCTATTAAAAGCCATACAGTTTATTTCTGAAGAAAACGACAAGGACGACGTTAATCTAGAAAGAAGCCTTATACAAGCTTTAAAAGATGAGGAAGAACTTTAATAAGAAATAAAGTTACTGCACCCATTGTAGCTATTACTTTAATAGCAGAGTTAACAAACATTACATGCTTTTCAATAACTTCTAATCTAGCTTCGTTAGCTTCAGTTCTAGCCATGTGTTTTTCTAAATTAACTGAATTAAACCTGTGAATTTCACCTTGACGAACTTGTTCAATCTGTAATTCTTCAATTTTACGGGAATTTTCTTTATTCTGTTCGTGGATTTTTTCGATAATTTCCAACATTAATTGCTCATTACTCATTTTCTTTATCTCCACTCAACATTTCCCTGTATTCAGGAATTTGCATTAGCTTAAACAATACAGCCTTTTTAGCAGTATCGTTTTTGTTTTGAAGCGCAACTTCTAAAGAATTTCCAATATATTCAGTAGCTGGACTTTCTTTTAGTTTAGAAGCAACATTCATTAAAGCACCATCGTCAGCGGAAAATACGCGCTGCATTGCTGTAGCAGGAGTTGATTTACCTGCAGACCTACTCACTAATCCGGCTTTATTAGCTGCGGATACAGACAATCCTCTACCAGTTGTAACAAGACCACTAATAGCGCCGGTTAAAACACCTCTAGGACCTTCTTGAGGGTCAAACCCTTGAGCTTGCCTAATCATAGCGAGTTCATCTGCTTGTTTTTTAAGCTTTTCAGTAATGTCTTTAGCAGAACCGCCCAACTTTTTAGTAGCTTCGGGATTAGACTGTTGTAATTTTTCTAAATTTCTTCTCAAAACTTCAAAACTAGCTCTTTCATCTACTGCAGCTTCGCCAGGAAGCTTGGCCTTTTTAAGCATTTCTTTTGAAGATTCAAATAATTTCAATTCTGGATTTTTTAAACTACCTACATAAGTTTTATTAAAATCAGAAGGTACACCCTTTGTTAAGATAGACTCAGGAACAAGCCTTCTAAATTCTTCAAATTGGGAAGCAGCAATTTTATATTCAGGAATATTAGCCTTTAAAGACTGATCTAATGCTGAAGCTAATTCAGAAGCCTTACCTTTGGCTAAATTTGCTTGATCGGAGTTAAATCCGGCAAGTTTATCCCTCAATCCATAAAGCTCGTCTTTTAAGGCCCTGGCTTCAATAGGATTTAAATCACCGACCTTTTGTTTAGCAATGGTGTTAATTATCTTAGCGGATTTAGGGTCGAATATTTTACCCAACGAAGGACTCTCTACAAACAATGTATTAAAAAGATCATCAACTGAAGCTTTTAGTTGTGGTTCTACGTTAATTCTAACACCATTTTGTTGAGCGTCTTCTAAAGCTTTACCAACTTTTTTACCAATCATTTCGTCGGTTTCAAAGATTTTATTAACTAAATCTTCAGCACGTTGACCAGGTATTAAAGATATCTTATCTTGCGTCTTACTAGAACCTAAATTAAGTCCTTTTTTACCATATTCATAAGAAGAACCTAGCTGTCTTAAGAAATCACTATCTTTAGCTAGCTCTTTAACACCCTTAAAAGCTTCTTTACCAGTCTGACCGGCAGCCCCTAAAGCAGAACCGCCTATAAGACCCATAGTAGCCCCAGAAACAGCATCAGAAGCTAATTCAAGGGGTTTCTCAATGTTAGATTCAGAAGCCCCTATACCGTAAGCAGCGCCCGCTGGAGCGGCTTGTAGGCCTAGGTTTAATCCCTTTCCAGCGATATTAGCTAAAGCGGAACCAGTTTCTCCAGCCAATAAAGTCTTAGCTCCAGAACCTAATAACTTACCGCCGGTAGCAGCCACTTTAGCAGCGGTTAATCCTGGTGTAAGAATAGCGCCTCCTAGACCACCGCCTATTTCTCCTGCCATATATGCATTTGGAGACTCTTCTTTAATGGCTTTATTTGCAGCTTCTCTGCTTTTTTGGTATTCTCTGTATTTATTATACAGGTTATCTAATGAAGCGTTTCCAGTTAGAGCGTCCTTAGCAACGTCAGCTCCTGCTCCTAGCTCATCAGAAAATCCAAAAGTAGCGCCCTGAGTTGCTCCAGTTAAGGCGGCTTCTGCAATCTTGCGGCCCTCTGACTGTTGAAGAGCTAAATCTTGTGCATTTGCATCTTGTAGCTTTTGATCTAACGAGCTTGGCTTTTTAGCTAAACTAGCCTGATATTCTTCTTCTTCTAATTGTAGAAGCTCTAATTCTTCATCTGGAGTTAATGCCATTATTGCACTCCTTTTTTAGCTTTAAGTTCTCTAATTCTAGCCTGTCTTTGTTCAGGAGTTAATCCAGAAGCACCAACGGGAGCCTGTTTAGCAGCTTCTTCTCTAGCTTTAGCTTCTCTATTTAAAAGAGGATCAATTAAAGTTAAGTCTTGATCGTTCATTTTGTAAATTTGTGTTCCCGTATCTCTTATAGTTTGAACGGCCTGTTGGTAAGACTTACCACCTTGATCTTTTAATCTTCTAGAGATTTTTAAAACATCATTTCTGAATTGAGGGTCCATCAGTTCCCCTCTAAATTGCCCAATAGTAGCAGTTCTTAACCTACCAGCTAAACTCATACCGCGTTGACCCAATGCAATCTCGCCCTCTCTCACAACAGACTCAGGGTCTTGAGATTTAATAAAATTATACAAAATTTGAACGTCGGCAGGACCCATTTCATCTTCCTTAGCAGCTTCTATAGCGTCTACAGCGTTCTCTACTTTTTGTAGTTTTTCAAATTCTTTACCGATAGCTTTTTGTGCATATTCAATAAACTTTGCTTTTTTCTCATTAGACTTTTGATCTTTAAGCATTGACATTCTTAAAGCAAGTTCGTCTTGTCTAGCTAGTCTATTTTCTCTGGCCATCTCTTTACGAGCAATTTGACCTTCTTGTTGATTATAGATATTAGCTAATTGCGGCATTAAACGTTCTAGATCGGCAGCAGAAGCCTGACCTTTAATATTAAATCCCATAGATTTAGCAAGTTCTCTATATCCTTTAGACATAGGGCTATTTGGGTCTTCTTTTTCAAAAGAAACCTGTTTTAGATAGTCTTCAGGAATAGCATCTGCCGCTTTAGTTTGATCAGCTAAAATTTGATCAAATGGATTTTTAGTATTTCCTGCTAATGTGATAGAAGCCATAGCAGCTCGACCTAATTCATTTGTTAATCTTGCTTTTCTAGAACCCTCTTGTAATTCTTGTAACCTTTGTAGGTTGGCGATAGTTCGACCATCTCCAAAGTCAATATCTTTAACTTGACGGGAAGCTACGGGAGGTTCACCCTCTGAGCCAAGTCTAGCCTGCATTTTCATTATTGCTTTTTCTTGTTCAGAAACAGGCACTGCTTGTTCTACTTGTGTTTTTAACTGAGACTGCAAATCTTGAGGAACCGCTGTAGAAATAGGCATCTCTGAAGTAGGGCCTTGGTTCATTCCACTAACAATAGCAGCCCCCGCTCCTCCTGCACCCAATGCAGCAAGACCAACCTTTAATTTATTTAATCGAGCTTGTTGTGGGGTTAGTGGCAAATCTGCATTATTTAATTTAGCGCTTAAATTATCAACTTCAATATCGGGTAATTTTCTATTAGAGGGCATAGCATCTAAAACTTCAGGAACAATAGCGCCCTCTTTAAGGGCGATATCTCTAGGTTTAGACAACATAAGAGCTGAATCATTTATATAAGGAGAACCTACCATTTCAAACCCAGAAGGAGGAGGCGCATCCATTTTAGGTAATTTAATAGTTTTTAGTTGATCAGCTAATTGTGTATTAGGTAAATTTAACTTTTCTATTGCGCTTAATTCAGCAGCAAGACGAGCCTCTTCGTCTCTTGCTTTTTTAAGAGCTTCAATTGCTTTTTTATTATAACCTTTAGTTAAATCTGCAATCTTAGGAAATTTCATGTTTACCTGCGTATTCTTTGATTCAAAAGATCAACTCCAGAAGGATCGCTAGACGAAACGGAAGGAGTTTTTGGTTGTGAAGCATAATAGTTAGAAAGAGCACCAAACCCAGAACTAATTCCACCAGCAATACCGGAAATAAGATTAGCTTTATTTTGACCTAATGCAGATGCCTGTTGAGCGCCAACTTGACCCATACCTAACACAGGGGCGGCCTTAGCTTGAGCATAGCTTAGTTTATCTTGCCAGAATTGACGCTTAGCTTCCAATTGACGATATTTTTCAGCATTAGCAGTTTCTGTATTAGTGTCTTGAATTCTTTGTTTTTCTCTTAAATTAGCTTCTTGGGATACGTTTCTAGCTCCAATGTTTCTAGTTTGTCTAGATATTTGATTCTCGACATTAAATCTATTAAATTCATCTTCAGCGCCAGCTTTAGCCATGTTAACGTCAAAATCTTGACCTCTTAAAGACCCAGCCATTTGACTCTCAGCTTGCATTGCTTGTAAAGCTCTAGCCGATGCCATTGCTTGAATTCTATCTGCTTCTTCCGAAGCTCTGTCTGCAGCTTCTTGTGAAGACATCAATCTCGCAGCAATCTCAGCCCCACCACCAGCTTGACCACGCATTGCTAAATCATTAACAATTTGTTCTTGCTTAGCCTGAAGGTCTCTTTGAACCTCTCCTCTAGCGATATTAGCTTCAGCTCTTTCTTCTGCAGTTAGACCAGAACGGCTTCTTTTAGCCATTTGTTGTAATGCTCTGACCTGAGCACCGCGAAGACTATCATCTTCTTGTACTTGAGCACGCTTTGAAGCGTCTAGATTGATAGCTTGTTCTAATTCTGGTGTTAATACACCGGCTTGTTGTAGTTTCTCTAAAACAACAGCGGCAGAAAGATCAGGCGGAGCACCAACCTCATCAATTAAACGACGGTATTCTTCTAAAGCAGCCTGCTGAGCTGCTGCGGCAGCATTGGCGGCTTTTTTCTGAGCATTACTACTTAGAATGCTACCGCCTATTTGAACGGCGGCCATTCCTCCAGCGATAAAAGGCATTAGTTATTTCCTTTCATATACATATAAATTTCACCTAAACCATCTTCAGATGTTTCAAATCTTTCAAATTTACACCCGTTATTCGTTAAAAACTTTTTAGCTGGAATATTTTTTGAGTATATAGCAGTTTTAAAACAATTATTAAAATGTTCACAAACAACGTTCCAAAAAGCTTGTTTATTATCTTTTTTTCTAAACTCTGGAACTATAAAAAAACCAGCCAGCCAGTCATTTTTTTGACCAAAATAGCCCACCAATTTATTGCCGATCATTAACTTATATACAACTATATCGTTATTAAAAATATCTAAGACTGTTCGATCAACACAATTGCTTAAACTAGAGCCAGATAAAACGTGATAATTTTTAATTAAAGTTTCATCAGTTTGATAACAATTAACTATCAAATCAAATATTTCAGTTTTTGACACTAAAGTTTTATGCATTTGGTTTAGGTACTTTTCTTAAAGTTCTATCAAATTTATATGTATCTTTTACAGATTTACTCATTGCTTCGCGCATTGGTAGTTCCGCATCCCAAATACGTTTAGTTAATTCTAATTCTTGAAGCATGTGTGGAGGTAGTAAATTAGGGTCTCCTACTTTTTTAGCTAATTCCGCCCACTGTTGCTCCACTGTTTGTTGTGTTGGACCCTTAGTATAACCAAAATTAGTTGGAATATTTGCTCTTCTTATTTCGTCAGCATATTTAGCATGTGCGTCTTGTATCGCCTTAATTTGACCGACTACGTTAGCTCCTCTTTCATATTTAAACTTACCGGTTCCGCCAAATCTTTGGGCTAATTCAGGACCTTCGGCCTCACCATATAAGCCAGTTTTAGCCAATTGAATATGAGCTAAGTTATCAAAATCGGCAGACTTATATTCTCCACGTTCTTGTGCAATCTTATCTCTTAATGCATCTTGAGCAATATCATATGTTTCCATATTCTTAAATGCATCAATTTGAGACTTATCGTTATAAGCAGGTAGAATAGCAGAAGCTTCACCGGTTAGAGATTGACCAGAAAGTCTTCTTAAAGCGTTAATACGATCAAAATCAGCTTGAGTTTGAACGTTTTCTTTAGTTGCAATATTGTTTCTTGCTTGAAAATAATCTGCTAAGTTAGTTCTAAAGATTTGATCACCCTCTTTAATACCCAAACGGTTGTAAAGATTTTCATCTTCAATCTCGTTAGCGATTAATTGATCACGGAGCTTGCGTTGATTTTCAGCTAGATCGGCTTGAGCTTTAACACGAGCAGCTTCCATCGCCTTATCGTAGTCTACAACTTGACTACCAAGACGACCAATTGTTACATCTGTCAAGTTCTTAGCTTCACCCTGAAGAACCTTACCCGTTTCGATAGCAGCTCTAGCTTCTTGTTCAGCTTTATTAGTCAACCCTACAGTACCCTTACGGGCTTCTCTAAGTTGGTTAGAGCCTGTTTGACCTAGAAGCATACTATCAAGTCTTTGTTGACCACCGGTATATTGTTTATTACCGCCTACAAATCTTTGTAATAACCCATAGCGGCCAGCTTCAGAGCCAGCAGCGCTACCTAGACGCTCAGCCTCGAAAGCTTTTTGTTTTAATTCATCAGCATTTTTAATTTGAGTAGGACCTTTAGACAACCCACCTCTGATTCCCTCAAATGCGGATACATCTTCATCAGTAGCCTTAGAAACATCACCTAAAACTCTGTCAACCCTTTGAGCTTCTGCTCCTAGACGACCTCTCTCGGTTTGAACTCCGCCTTTAAATTCGTCACTAGCCTGCGTAATAGCTCCTCTGGCGGCTTGACCTGCTTGCTGAACACCCCCAGAAACCACGGAACCTAAAGGATTAGCTTTATTAGCCTGAAGAATGCGCTGAATATTTGTAAATCCAGTTCCAGGAGTAATAGGTTTTTTCTGTTGGAGGGGTCTATTAATTGCCATAAGTCTATATAATAGTTGTTAAATTACCTTATTCCGAAAACAGTCAATTGAAACAAATTATTAGCAGGTATTCCTGAAACATGGTCAATGACAATCTGGTCAGTTGTTTCTGTATAAGTTAAAAAGGGGGCCGAAGAAGGAAATACGTTACTAGAAGTAAGATTTACCGCCTTAATTACTTGAAATCCTTGGAATTTTTCGCTTGAATTCTTCTTAATGGTGGTTTTATTAGTTGGTTTACCATTAGAATCTACTTGTACATTAACTGTTGTTATTAAAGAAGCGGTATTTTCCGTAAAAGTAAGCTTACCATTAAGAACTTCATACAGAGGTTCAAAGCCATAGTTAATAGAAACTGACAATTGACGTATAAGGTCCTGAGATTCTTGAGGAAAATCTTGTTCATATAACCTTCTGAATGACGGTAATCTTGCCATCTAGCGGTAACTCCTAGTTGAAAGTTCGGTTTCTCCAGTAATAGTGATACCAAACAAAGACCACTTCTCTCTAGCTACCCTATGATTAAACTTAATAACCATATACCTACAACGCTGACAGTTTCTTGGTATATATGTTCTTATTGGAGCGGAATTACTAGCTCCTCCAAAGAACCCCAACCCAAAGTCAGTAAATCCAAATCTACCATTACCATCAGCATTAAAAATAACCTGTTCAAATTTAGGTAATAAATCTGTCGCAAAGCTCATTATACCCCTAGTAAAGGCTAAACTCTCAAACATAAACTGAGCTTCACGCATATGTTTTAAACTTACAGGGTCTCCACCAAAAGTATTAGGGCTATATTGAATCTCGCAATCAATAGACTTAAATACTGTAAATTTACCTACTACATAATCTAACTCTGATGCTAAAGTTATTCTTTTAGCAACTCTATCTACATTAGTAATAAGAATTTCCTGTCTAGTTGTAATAGATATCGGTTGATAACCGCTGAAACCTACAACACTATCAATGTTTAATTTTTCAATTAACTCGTTATAACAGGTCTTTAAATCTTGGAAATCTAAGTCTTGTGTAGTGAAAGTTCCAGTAGTTCCAGGATTAATTACAGAAGCATTGATTGTAAAGTTATTATTATCCACAACAGTAACTTCATAAATTCCATTAATTGTAGGAGAGCTATTAGTTGCAGATAATAGAACTTTACGACCAGTTAATAGCCCATGATTAGCACTAGTAATAGTTACAGGAGAGCCTGCGCTTATTGCGGTAATTGAACCACTCTTATCACCTATAGTGCTTTCGTAATTGGTAAAACCCAAAGAATCTGAATCTAATTTATCTGCTAAATCTAGAATAGCTTCCCTTAAATTGGCTCCAGGTAGAGCTTCTAATGTCGAAAAATAATCGTCAGAAGGAACCCCCGGATCAATGTCTAGTTTTTTCAATAAAGAATTGAAATCGTAAATAGTCAAAGTTTGATATTGAACAAATACATCAAAAGGTTCGATATTTAAAACGCTATCCATACTGATAACTTTATTTAAATATTTACCGTCTTGTAAATCAAAAATATATTCTCTATCAGCGTAGTCTTCTCTTGTAAAAGATTTACGCTCTTTTTCAATTGAGTTAGTATCACCAGCACCAACATACATAACGTCAGTATTAGTTTCAATTACGCCACAGGTATAATCTTTGGAAACTGAAGTCCAAGAATTTGTTAGCGTGTTAAATTTATAACCGATGCTAGCGGCTGTGTCCGATGTCTTATTAACAGTATAAACAGTGTAAGATTTATCAGACTCATATCCAATTCCCCAAGTAGCCGTTGAAAAATTAGGATAGTTAGTAGACGAAAGAGGCAATAAGTCAACATCTAATGGTCTAGAAACGTTTCTAACGCCAGACTCTGTAATAGAAGAAATTCCTTGTCTAGTCCAACAATAAATGACGTTATCTACAGAAGAAACACTATCTGGAGCTACAGCAATACAGCTACTATCAAATAAACCTAAGTTAAACGGAATAGATTCGCCTGAAATTCTGTATAATCCGTCTTCTTTAAATACAAACAAGCTATCTCTTAGGGGATATATTCTTAAAATAGCTTTATCTTTCGCACCAACATCGAAGTAGTTTAATACAGGAACTGATTCAGGTTGTTGAAATTTAGAGTAATAAATTCTATTTTTGGCTTCTTCATTAGAAGATGCTTCAGAATCGGTTAGAGATATAATTCCACCTTTAGTTCCAGCTATTGTAGTGGTTACATTTACTCTGAATGTAGTAGGAGATACGTAAGTAATTTGTTGTAGCCCGTCTATTGATGGCGTAGAATCAGAGCCGCTAATATTAACGAAATCTAAATTTTGTAAATTATGATTACTTGTCGTGGTAACCAACATAGTTGTTGGAGAACCAACGGTAATTGAATTAATCTGTAACGTAGGAGCTAAAGTAGGGCTGAATGAAGCTCCAGCAGACTCAACGTTTGTTACTAAATAGAATTGCTCGTCGTTCAATCCTCTACCCTCAAAAAGCATTCTACCCGGAACTTCTTGAGCACCAGAAACGTAAAATCCATAAATAGTTTCGTTAGCATTTTTATTAATAACGCGTATTAAACTATTTGCGGTTTGATCTACAGCACGAGCAGGAGAAACGTCTGAAGATATTAATACTTGATTAGAAGAAGCATCTTCACCTAGCCCTTGATTAGTAACTGTTATTACAAAACCAGTTCCGCCATCTACCGGATCGTCGGTATAACCTACTGTAATACAGGAAACACTTACTGTATCTGTTACGCTAGATGCAGTAAAATCATTATTAAGAGTATTAATAGCGTCTCTAGTACGTTCGGCTATTTTAGTAGCTGTGTCACCAACATCAAATTCAATCGGAATTAGAGTTCTTCCTCCAGAAGCGGGAGCTACGGCAGTACCTGCTAAATAATAGAATCTATATTTAGATGTATTATTTCCACTATTAATGTCTATATAATCTGCAGTTCCTGAACTAGCTAAAGAAGCGCCATTTCCACATTGTAAAGTGAATGTCTCAGACTCGCCTACAACAAAAGTATATGTATTATAACCGCTAGATGTAGCCACAGTTAAAGTAGGAATTGTACCACTATTATATAAATCAATTAATCCTTGAACTCCGATAAGAGATGAATTTAATCTGTGTCTAGTTCTAGTATTTGCGTAAAAAATACTATTTTTGAAAACGTTAATGTCTTTAGCAAATGGGGGAATATCATTAGCTTGTATAATTCCTTCGCCAGTAGAAGCGTTTGTATACAAGTTAGCACCTCTAAATGCGTCAGGAACAACGTCTATTACATTAATAGTACCAGCAGTTATCTCTGCGCTAGTAGGATAAGCCTCATATACTAATTGTAGTTCGTCGTTTGGAAATACATCAGTTGCTAAAACTGCAGTATCGTCGGCGGTAAAAACAGAAGAGCGATAAATTTGAAAAAAATAGCTAGAATTAATATCATTAGGTATAGTAATATTAATAGAAACAGTTGAATTAGTAGTAATATCAAGAGGAGCTATGTAATCATTTAGAGCTGCAGTTGGAATAATAGAATTAGGCTCTTGATTTAAAGCTTCAATTATTAAATTGATATAGTCTTGTATGTCTACAAGGTCGCCATGAGGAGTTGGGATTTCGGGAACAGGTGGTTGTGAAATATTTCTGTATTCGTTAGATACAATAGTTGCGGCAGGATCAACGGTCACGACACCACTCGCCGTAGTATTAAATGTTATGTCTGTAGCGGTCACAGTTGCTACAGTTTGAGCACCGTTAAGAGTTCCAGAAGCAGGACTAAACCCAGAAAGAAATATTAAAGAACCTGGCTCTAGATATTGTGTAGGGTCACCAGAAGCAAAGTTAATTGTACAAACGGTTCCGGCAATTGAAGCAGTATTTATTTCAAGAGGAGCACCGGTAGGAGCACCGTCGTTATCCGCGAATAAAATATTGTTATCAATCTTAGTAACTAAACTAATTAAATTAGTTCTTAAATCAGAAGCAGATGCTGAGGTTGTAAGCTTTAGAGTATTTACGTAATCTTGATCATCTATTAATGAACCAGCAAATCCAATACTATCCAAAGCAGAAAGTATTTTCATATAATCCTGAAGCATTAAGCTTAACATTGGATTATAAACTTCCATTCTTTGGGAAGGAACTCCCAAAAATAAGTTATTATTAAGGTCTCTATAACCCCAAACCACCCTATAAGCTATTGCGGAATCTTGTAAAAAGAAAGAGGATTGGTCACCGTAAGTATATACAAGGGAAGCGTTAGAATCTACTGCTTTAACTGCTCCAGATTTAGTAATATAACCTGAAGAAGTCGTAAAATCAGAAGCATCTCTTGCGGAAATCTTCATGATTCCTTCAGAAGTAGTAAAATATAAGTTACCGTTAGATTCGATAGACTTGAGTCTTAATCCTGATTCAGTTTCAGTGTAAGAGCCAGAGAACGAATTAAATAATCCTGAACCGTCATCGAATTGTAATGTCGAAGCAAAGTGTCTTAAAATTCTATTTTTATAATTGATTAATTGTTTAGCTCTATCGCTGATTGTTCCAAAGGTATTTCCGTAAATAGCAAATCCACGACGAGGCTCTACCACGTTATCTCTGTTGATAACTACGTTTTTAGCAACAGTCAAAGAGCCGTCGGGAACCTCGAGTTGATTTGGTTGAGTCACTAACCCTACAGCTTTTAAACTAAATACACTAGCCATTATTTAGCTCCTTTTTTAAGGTTATCTTTAGCCCATAAAGGACGTAGGTTTGTATAATGACTTAATTTAAAAATTTCTTCAGGCGTTTGTGCTTTACCTATTGGTACAATGTGATCTATATGAATTTCTCCAGCAAGGAATTTATCCCAAGTCATCCCTTCTGTAAATTGTGATTCAATGTGCATTTTTAATTCTTCTCTACTACATCCGATATAATCAGGATATTTAAAATCTTTTCTAAAATATTTTCGTCTAACAGCGTTTTTTGTTCTATTTCTGACTCTATAAATTAACTTAAAAATTATATCGTTTTTTCTTTCATGGTATCTTTTTCTTTTTAAAGCATTAATTTTTTCTCTATTATTTTTATCCCAAAGTTTTTGTCTAGGGTGTCTATAATTAGGGTTTTTTTCTCTAAATTTTTTAGTTCTTTGTCTATAATCTTGTTTATGCTCTTGATAATATTTTAAATAGTACTCTTTATTTTTATTTTTTCTACCGTCTCTATAAGCTTTTCTACAAAGCTTACATTCTCCTCTTAATCCGTCCTTTGTATTTTTTTCTTTATTATAATTATCAATAGATTGCTCTATATTACATTTAACACAAATTTTAGTCATAAAATAGTTGTTAATTTCGGGTTAAATACAAAGCCTATAATTATAAGTTATTGAAATTGTTCTAGATTCTCCTTCTTACGCCCATGCGTAACCAAGAAAGCATTCCTTTACGTTGAGTAACCTTCATCGTACTACCTTCAACGCGGTTATCTAATAAAGAACCCTCAGCATTTTTAACTTGAGCAAGCTTGGCATCTACCATTTGTAGTCCTTGCATGTCGCCTTGCGCAGCTAATATGCGACCGCACACTCTTTCCGCTAATCCACTGTGTAAATCAGAAGGAATTTGAGGAATAATACACTCATATTCTTGACAAATGTAATCACCTACTACGAAATTAGAAGGAATTACAGAAGGATCAAGAGAAATAGAGTCATCTGAAACAGAATTAGTAGGTAAATCAATACTAAAAGCTAGAGTTTTATGTCCAGCTTTAGTTTGTAAGAAGTCAATTTTAATTCCGTCTACTATATTAGAAGGTAGTAGCGATTCAAATTGAATATTTACATTAGTTTCAACATTCATTCCTAAAGAATTAGAGCTTTCAATTTCTGTCGAAAGAACAGTATAAGTAATAGATACGGTGGCGGTAGAAGGCGAACCATTATTAGCTGAATAAGTAGCATCTAAATTAATAGCATTTACTAAATTAGTAGCCGTAGCTATAGAGTTTGCACCAATTTGAAATTCTAAGGCGGCAGGAGAACCAGCAACTGCTGTAAAAGTCTTAGAGCCTATAGTTAATGTGTCTCCAGCAACGATATTTGCGTTACTTACAACCACATTTTTAAAAAAAGACTCACAAATTGCAGCCCTGCTATTTAAAACAAGCTGATTTGGACGTAAGAAATAACTAAATACAAGCTTTCCTGTAGGTGTTGCGATGTTTTGAGGAGCCAAAACAACGTCACTGCCCTCAATATAATATTTCTGCATTAGGTTAGTAGTTGCAGTTTCTCTTTGCCAATAAGCCTTATCATTAGGATTAATTCTAGTCATCTCAAAAAGATTGTTACTAGAATCTTTATAGAATACATCTCTTAGCTTTTGACCTAAAGCTCTTTCTGGAATCTCATAACGAGTTTTATTAGGCTCTAAATCTACATCCTTTGAAGTTACAAAATACTCTTCGTGGTAAATAAGAATATCTGGAACCTGAGAAATTAAGAGTTCCTCATTGGCGAACGCAAGAATATCTTCCTCTGAGAAAGTTCTTTGATTCAAAGGTATAGCTATCTTACGCTGTACGGAAGCAATAAGATCACTACTTGTGTAGTAGGGCTTAACCGACATTTAAAGCTCCTTACGCTTGAGCTTGTTTCTTAGCTTTTAGCTCTTGTAGCTTTTTAATTTGTTCTTCGATTTGCTCAGGGGACATCTCTTCAGCGTCAGCAAGCATTTCATCAGACTCATGCTCTTCGTCAGACTCTTCCATTTCAGGCATTTCTTTTTCCTGTTCAGGAGCGCCAGCAACCATCTCCTCAGCTTTTTCTAGGCCTTCTTTAAGACCCTCTTTAGAGTCAGAAGCAACAGTTACTTTTTTAAGACCTTTTAGTTTATCTCTTAGCATTTCACCAGCTTGAGAGCTTAGGTCTTTAAGTACACCCATTTTAGCTTCCTTCTCAACAGGATTAAGCTTTTTACCCTTTTTTTCTAGTTTCTTCATTAGTTTATCTTGCATTTTAATTTTCCTTATTTTACCACGTTAGTTATTAAAATCCCAATCATAGCTAAAGTCTGAGTAATTAAGCAAACTTTAACAATCATTGGCATATTATAATTCTTTTGTTCGATACCTTGTACTTCAGTTTCCTTAACAATTACAGGTTTTTCAATTTCAATAATCTTAAATTCTGTTACAACTACTGGAATCTGTACTTCTTTAACTTCAACTTCTTTAATTATTACAGGAACTTCTTTAATTTCTATTTGTTTAATAATTTCAGGAACTTTAATTTCCTTAACTTCAAGCTCTTTAACAACAATTTGTTCAAAATTAGGCAGTTTTAATTCGGGAATATTGATATTATCTGCTTTAATTTCTAAACCGTCGACAACTGTAACCCTAATTGCATCTTTAGTAGGATCAAATGTCCTATTGGCCATCTGATATTCGTCTAAATTCGACAAGTTAGGGTTATTATTGCTCATATATTAGTTGTTAATTGTTAAACCGTCGTGGTCTGTGCTCTAAACTTGATGGTTCCAGAGCTAAAACCCGTTACAGATCCAATAGTTACCCGTACTTGACCAGCAGATGTAATATTAAACGATAGACTTGGTATAGAATCGCCAGTATATAATTGACTAATCTGCCAATCAGACCCTCTTTGGATGCCTTGTAGCTCGTATACAGCGAATAAGTCAGCAGTAGCATCGATTACTATCGAAACTTGGGCTTTAAACGATCTAACTGTAGCGTTATTAAAAGCAAATCCAGTAATAACTTGATCTGCGGTATTGTTTGCCAAACCAGTAAAGCTAGATTCATTAATATCGCCAGCAGAGTTAACAGCAATTCCAGTTAAGAAATTAGCTCTAGTCATGCTCTTTAGAGCGCCAGCAGAGTTATCGTAAATTAATACTTTGTCAGCATTATCTGCAGAAGTTTCAACAGTAGTACCGTTAATATCTACTGACAAGTTTCTAGTGGCAGTAATATCACCGCCACCGGTTAATCCAGAGGTATTAGCAGCAGTAGCAATTTGCACTGTAGAGTGGTCTACGTGCTCATTAGCTACAAAGTTATTAAGAGCGTCATGGTCTACACCAGCAGGTAATACAGCGGCTGTAATAGAAGGAGTACCGTCGTTATAAGTAAAGTCAATAGAAGCACTATCAACTAAAATAGTTCCTACTGCGTCTTGAGCACGTTCGTCTGTGAAATATAAGTTAGTAGAACCTTCGGAAATATCGTCACTATCTAAGGACACGACTCCAGTTTGACCGTTTACAGACGAAACTGCATCGGTCATATCCCATTTTTCCCAAATAGTTCCATTATAAACTACATTATCGCCAACTTCAAAAGAAATACTGCCGGAGCCTAAATCTTGTGAACCTGCAACAGATACTCTATATAGGTCACCAACGTCACCAACTCCATCGGCTAATGTTGGAGTATTGGTAGAAGCGTTCCAAGTGCCTTCATATGTTATTGGGTTCGGTAAAGAGCCAATTGCATCTTCTAGGTCTTGTAGAGCGCCTTTAATTGTTTCATTATCTGCAATCGTTGAACCAGTAAATGAACCTAAATTAGTAGCATTAGCTGCAACTCCAGTTAGAGTAATTAAATTAGATACGTTTGTAGCGCTAGCTTTATTATCTAGTTGAGTTTGAACGGCAGAATTAACGCCGGAAAGGTATCCAAGTTCCGTAGAGGTTACAGAAGAAGCAGAAATTTCACCGGCACCATCGGATTGAAGCGCTCTACTAGCAGTTAGAGCTTCTAGTTTAGAAAGCTCAATAGCTGCAGAAGTGTTAATATCGGCATTAACAATAACTCCAGCTTTAATTGTTAAGCCGCCAGTGGAGTCCGCGTCAATATCGCCAACAGTAGCGCTATCTACAGATACGGAAACGTTAGAACCGTTACCAATTAAGATATGACCATCGTTAAGAGTTAATCCGACAAGCGTTAAAGCTTGATCTGGAACTTCTTGCCAGTTACCGCCGATATATTGCTTAAGAACTCCATCGGTAGTATTGTAGTAAATAGTACCATTTTCTGCCCCAGCAGGGTCAGAAGGTAGTTGTGCTAGACGAATTGCATTACCATATTTTAAGATATCAGACATTGATTAACTCCATTGTTCGATTGAATATTTAAACGTACCATTAAACCCTGTATTTGTAGTTGTATATGTAACAAGGACGTTAGCCCCAGAGATTAAAACTCCAAAACTAACACCAACTACGCCTTGTTCAACAAATCCACTATCTGCTATAGTAGCAGAAGAACTATCATTTACAATTAATAGTCTTCCTGCTTTTAAAGCACCATTTCTTTCTATGCTATAATTAATAAAAGTAAATTTATTACTAGCATGAGGATAAGAAATTGCAGTAGAAGTTGTATTATCTAATAACGTATTAGGACCTTGTAGGTCTAAAGCTCCCGCTTTAATATTAGCATGAGAAATTTCAGCTCTAATACCATCTGCTTGTATGTCTAAAGCCACAAGTTTGAAATTACTGTCAGCGGGAACTGTGGATAGTTTAACATCGCCAGTTACGTCGGTTCCACCGCTAACTGAAAAGTCAATAGAATTACTATCAACAACGCCAGTAAGCGTGCCACCACCGCCTCCACCGCCGGAACCCTTTATATCAAACTGTCCTGTAATAGGATTAAAGGAAATTCCCATTTTTATTCCTTATACTATTCTTTCAGCGACATCAATTTCGTCGTGGCTAGAATTATTATACGTTACTCTAATTGTATATAATAAAACAGCACCATCAAAAAATTCATAATCATCAACAGTTGCACTAATCGCTGTTCTTTCAACCTTATGGCCAACTTTTCCAGCTAAAAAAGAACCAACAGCAATAGAGCCGTCAGGGTTGTAAATTTTTTGCATTATCTGTGTTTGATCGTATTCTGATAATCTTTTAGTAGTTTCTGACATATTAAGCCTTTATACGTTGTTTAATTTTATATTGACGCATTTCTGATCTATTACAAATGTCGCCTAAAAGTTGTTTAGTACCTTCAGTAGCACCCTGAGAAATTATCATTGGAACTAACTTACAAAGGTCCATCTCCATTTGTAAAAGATGTTTATAAAAAGAACCATTTTCTTTCATTCCGACAGAGGGAGCCATAGCTAGCTTAGCAGAAACTCCAGCTAGAATATCTTGAAGCTTTAAAGGCATTTCTCCCATTAATCCAATCGTTCTTTCAGCAACGTCATCATATTCATTTTCTAGTTTTGTATATACTTCACCAAAAAACTCATGGTCTGCATGAAAAGGAACTCTAGCTACAAGAAGATGTGCTGAATGAGTGAATAAGTGCATAGCTCTAAGATGAATTAATAGCTCTTTCATTTTATTCCTTTTCTATTACAGTACCCTTAGCTGTAGTAAACTTACGTCCGGCGTATAGCGCTGCAGCGGCCCCGTATAATTCAAAAGCTACACTCGTGGACTTTACTACACCGGATATTTCTAAACCTATAGCTATAACACAAATAACAAAAGATGTTATTAAAAGTGTAACACTTACAGATTGTTCTTTTGTTCTCGGGTCAACAATCCACATAATTACTCTATAATACTCGCTCTAGCTGCAGCTCTTGCATCAAGAATTTCTTGAGGAATAGCTACCCCTGTTTCTTCTTTACGAATTACGTACCAATCTGTAGAAGCTAGATAGGCTCTAGCGTCTCTATTGGTTTTAGCTTGATTTTCAGCATCGATTACTGCTTGATGGGCAGGTAATACAGACTGTTTTTTTCTAAGTTTACGAACAAGCCTTTGTTGAGGTTGATCAGTATATACAACATTACCTTGCTCATCGAGAATAGGTTGATCATTTTCGTCTACTTCAGGAATGTATAAAACATTACCTTGTATATCTAAAATGTCTTCTAGTTCATCATACGCTTCCATACGACCAACTTCAGCATCGTTTCTGATAGGTCCATGAAGTCTTTCGTCCCATAAAATTTCTGCGTCGGAAGTTACAGAACCGCTAGGTCCTACCTCTACTAAATGTTGTTTATCATTAAAATTAAATAGTATTTTAGCCATTAGTTACTTACCTTTGTAATTACAAAACAAGTTTCAGCATCGCCAGTACCAGATGGCGATCCGTTCGTGTGTGGTCTAATCACATCTCCTGCTTTCATAAATCCAGTGTAAGACGCAGGTGCAACAACAACAACGCCACTGCTATTATAAGCAGCCTGTAGCCTATTTATATTATTAATGCTAGCAATATCAGTGGTTAATTGATTAGAATTTAAACTTATTCCATATTGTAGAGTTGTACCTCCAACCTCTAGATAACTAATAGAATAAATTCCATCCTCATTGATTAAGAAGGATGCTCCTAAAGTAGCGCTATCGGTATAAGTAATTGCTGAACCAATCGATTCTAACGTGGTCACCATTCTTCTTATTTTTGTGTTTGTTGAACCATGACCATTACCTCCGGTAACTCTAATCATGCTTCTAGGTTCTTGTACGCCAACAGATAAAGCATTCTCACTTACTTGTATATCAAAATAAGGGTCTGAAACAACCGCATTACCAGTTGCGTCGAGCCCTGAATAATGGTTTGTTCTTCCTCCGCCAGTATATAAAGTTGACGTAATTGTAAATATTCCGGTTACGGGGTCATAACTTTTTAAATATCCAACATCCTGTGTTGTAGAAAACACAAATGGGCTAGTGTCTACAAACCCAGTCCTTCCAGAGTTTGCATACCATTGTTCTTTTATAACCTTGTTTTTACCAACAAAAATTTCATATTTAGTTGGCTCGTTGTTTGTATCGGCAGACCCCCAGGCGTTTCCTTGATAAATTCTTATACCATTAGAAGAAGAGGGAGAATCGGTCGGCGATCCGTTTGTTTCTGTAAAAGTAGTAGCCGATGAGTTTCTTAAGTAGCTTCTATACTCCCCTAGCTTAGTAGGAGCAGTACCAGTAACTCTAGTGCCGTTGGCTAGGTAAGAGCTAATTAGGAATGTGGAGGATTCGGCCATGCTAACATTCGATGAAAGGCCGGAAACTGGTACTTCAAAATAGAATGTAGCGGGCTCATTACTAAATAAAAGAGTTCCCCCGCTAACTTTTTGCAATCCTGTAGTTCCTGTTTGATATGCTAAAAATACTTTATTAGAAGTTGAACCATCTACAAACAAGACACCGTATAACCCGGCATATATTGCACTAGTGCTTGAATTATATGCACTGTATAACTCGCCTACTATCGAACCGTTGTTTTCGGTTGATATTTTTAAATAATCTATTGTTTTTCCGGCTGGTAAAACTAAAGCAAATGTACCTGCTCCTGTAGTACCCGCAGTAAATGTTCCGTAATATCTTAGTTTATCACCAACACGTTGCTCAAATATTTTAATGTTAGTAGCCGTACCAACGTCTTCTATTACAACTTTATCTGAAACATCAATGGAATCACTGCCAGCTAATCCGACAGGAGTAGAATCAGGAGTAACCACCACATCGTCAAATTGAATAGTAACTGCATCGGTATTAACTGCTCTAGCTATATGAAGACCAACACGAACTTGTTCAGTATTAGAGGATACACTAAATATACAATAACCGGTTCCTCTAGCTCCTAGTATTTTACCGCTAGTAAAAGGTGTAATTACGACAGAATTAGTAATGTCATAAGCAAATAATCTAATATCATCTTCAACTACAGTTCCCGTAAGAGTAAAAGGAAACTTAAAGGTAAGAGTTTTACCTCTATATGCTGTAGGAATATTTACAACACAGCTAACACCTTCTCCTTGACGAGTAGCGCCAGAAGAAATTACCATTTCAAAAGAACCAACTCCATTTATTTCATTAGAAGTAGTTCTTGAAATAGTTGTATTAGGAGAACCGCCAGTCATATCAACGGGAGCGGTTCCAGCAGCATCAGCATAAGCTACCCAATCACCAACACTGGCTTCAGCATTAAAGTTATTTGTTTTATCGGCGGCCCAATTATTAGCCGCCGTATTTAAAAGCATTAAGTTTAGACCAGCAGTAAATCCAGGACCACCAGAACCAACTTCTTCTTCAAGACCTGAGCTATTTAGTTTATAAAGTTTACCATCTGTTTTAAAATAAGTCTTATAAAATCCAGCAGAAGGATTAGAAGGAGTAGAAGCTTGATCGTCCCAAGTAATAATATCCGTTGAAGGAGTATTTAATGTTGGGGAAGAAAGAGTTTTATTAGAAAGAGTTTGAGTATCAGATGTACCAACAACATCACCAGTTACGCCGTGAGTTGAAGTATCGGAAATATGGTTAGAAAGGTCTGTGCTTGTAGCGCGTGTATCTACGTCAGATTGAAGCTCATTAAGAGCAGCTTGTACGTCAGTGGCGGCTAAGTTTCCAGAAGGAACGTTAGAAATCGCTGAGGCATCATGAGCATCTGTTGCGTCCGTAATATGACTTTGAATGTCTCCATCTAATTCGTTAATAGCAGCTTGAACGTCGGTAGCTGCAATAGAACCAGCGGGAACGTTACTAATAGCAGATGCATCATGTGCATCCGAAGCGTCTGTAATGTGGTCATTAAGAGCTGTAGCTGATGCTGTGTTGTTTAATTGGGTTTGAATGTCAGAAGTAACACCGCCTAGATATTGAAATTCGGTGTTGGATACGCTTCCATCAGCAATTTTAGAAGCATCAATAGCTGCACCAGCTTTAATGTCCGCGTTTTCGATATTTGTAATAGTGTTACTATCGGCATCAATCGTTTTATTGGTTAAAGTAGAAGCATGAGCTTCAGTAACAATAGGAGAAGCAGTAGTTCCATTATGGTAATTAAGCTTACCCGAACTATCGAGAACTTCCATCTCTCCTTTTGTGTCAATAGAAGAAGAGGAAACTGGAATTAACCCTAGTCCAATGAGAAATTTACGAATATTTACCATGAAATAATTACTCCTGCTCTAAAGACCTGGCATCAAAGACGAGCTTTCCTTGATGGTTTGTTCCAGCAAGCGCTGTACTGTCGAACCTAAATTGTCCACTGTCGGTTACTTTAAAAATTAATTGACCACCACTACCTGTTTTATTACCTGTGGTAAGAGTCCATTTGCTATTAACCGGATTAGTGGGATTATACATCGCAATCATATCACCGGCTTCATATGCTGTATTGCTGTCGGTAGTTCTATAGATAGAATAGCGTATAAAGACCGCTCTTACAGCGTCAGTGGGAAAAGAAAGATTGGTAATATCTACGTCTGTTGCAGAATTAAACGCGGCTAAATCGAAAGCCTGAGGCGCTACGTCGTAGGTGCCAATAGAAATAGCCAAGGCTTGTTCTACTGCTTGCATGAACTGAATTAAAGCAGGGGCCCAGTTGGGAGAATCGCCGCTATCTGGCGCGTCTATTACTTGTCCGTTGATTATAAGTTGGGGCATGTCAATATAGTTGTTAAAAGTCGATTAAACTATATTGAAATGATTTAAGTGCTAGATTTTGTTGGATTTTTTGATGTTATTTAAACTTCCAAACATAACCTTTATACGGCTTACCACTTTTAATTGCTTGCGATACGTAAGTATTGTTAAATCCAGCGGTTTTATAAGCGATAAGAGCACTTTCAAACTCTAGATTTGGCTTACCTTTTTCTAACGAAATACCGATAATAGCTTTAGACCTCTTTTTGGAAAGCTGTTCTTTTAAATGGGGGTTATTTTCATAACTTCTTTTAGCGCCTTCAGACATAGCTTTCTTTCTAGATTCGTATGACTGCTTCCATTCTTCTTCGGATAGGGGTTGCGAAGGGTTTTCTTCTCTGTATTTAGCTGTTCTAATAGCTTTGCAGGGTTTACAAACAGGCGAATGTCCGTCCCAAGCTTTAGCGTCCGGGCTGAAATTAAGTAAAGGAATATAATTATTACAATCAGAGCAATGTTTACACTCTACTCCATCAATGAAAGAATGAGGTTTTCTAGACTTAAGCCCAACTTCAATTGCCTTTTCAGGGTTATCTTCGTAATATTTTTTTCTTCTTTCTGACATTTTATTTTTTGTTTCTTCTGTAAGAACTCTACCCAACGCCCCTTCACCACCGTCTGTGCCATTGGTTAGTTTAGCGCCTCTAGCTTTGTATTCTGCAATCCAATGAATTTCCCGACCATCTAGGGCTTCTGGTGTTTCGGTTTCTTCAATGATAATAATACCGTATGTTTTACCTTCGTTAATCAGACTCTTAATCCAATTAACTTTATGCGAGGGTGTTTTTAAGTTACAAGGTTTTTTATGCTCCTTAGGTCTTTTAAGGCCAGAGGTAGATTTACCAATATAACGAACTTCTTGTGTGTCAGGGTCTGTTAGACCATAAATTATATACTTCATAAATACATTATATCAAAATATACTGAATTTGTCAATCATTAATTTTATAAAAGTACAAAAAATAACCCGACTTTTTGGGCCGGGTTATTTTTACATTATAAGTGCTTAGAATTACGAAGCATTTACGATGTCTTTTACAAGCGTGCTTCGTCCAGGCGCCATGCAAAACAAGGCCTGATCGGTGTAGAGTCTTAGCTCATATCCTGCAGCGTTCTCTAGATCACGGAAAAATTCTTCTCCTTGACCAGGGCGCTTAAAGGAAACGTCTTGAGAACCTACACGTACCCAGTCTTCTTCGTTAAGCAAGAAAGCATAACCTTCTTTAACGTAGATGGAGGGAACGATTTCGATGTCTCCGTTTTGAGCGTAGAACATGATAGACTTAGCGCCCATTTCAGCTTTCTCTTTCGAGTAGCTTCCGTCGTAACGACGTAGAGCAGCTTGGTCATTCATCATGTTAGCCCAAGAACGAACGTTTACTAGAGCCAAGAGTTTTCCATCTTGACCTTTTTCAACACCGCGAGCAGCAGCCAAGTTAAGCTTATTAAAGCTCAAAGCAGCAGAAGAAGCGGAGTATTCGTTACCTTTGAAAAGGTTGTATTGACCAACGTTGATGTTGAACAACGAACCAGAAGAGGTGGTTAGGATTTTGTGAATTCCAGGGAACTCATTTCCATAAGCACCTTTATGCCAGATTACGTCGCCAGAAGAAAGGGTTCCGGGATCAGCATTCAAGGTGATAACACGGGTGTCCATGTTAACAGAAGAGATCACGAACTCGCCTTTGGAAACGTTACCAGCGGAATCTCTGATTTCGATAGGCATAGCTTCAGCACCAGCCCAGATACCAGGAGCCCACTCAGCAGTTTGAATGGTTACAGCAGTTCCAACGTTAGAAGCAACTTTTCCATATCCCATTTGACCATAGAGCATCTCGATTTCGAGTTTCTTGGTCACGGAACGAAGCATATTGCTTACAAGATACTTGGTAGCATCCATGAAAGCTTGCTTTCCACCTTGAGCAGCACGACTAGCAGCAGTGTATCCAAGAACGGAACGAAGTACAAGGGGATATCCTTTTACTTGAGCATCTTTGATTACGCCAGCTACAGGAGCATTCAAGTTGAAAGCGTCTTCATCAGAAGAAGCAAACGTTACACCGTGCTCTAGTCCTAGAACTACAGGTTGGTGGTATAGGTTACCAGGTTGTTTATCCTTAGGGAGAAACTTAACTCTGTTTAGAATCTTAACTCCATCTGGAATTAGGTCTTCGATTTTTTCAGCATAGTTCTCTTTGAACATCGCGTTCAACGAGCCAGCATAAGTATTATTAGCAGCCATTTTATATTATCCTTTGTTAGTTGTTGTTAATTGTTATTCTTGTACTTCGTATTTAACGATAAGGCAAGCGTCTAGGTTAGCGGCAGAGAGGTCTACTCCAGTGTCGCAATCTAGGATGATCTTATCGCCAGCAGCAGTAATACCATCGGTATCAGCTAGCTTTACGGTGTCTACACCATGAGCGGTTCTGCGAATCAATTGAGCAGATAGAACTTTTTTAATGGGTTCTCCTACTTTGATCATAGCGGCGAACAATCCGTTAGCATCTACAGGAGATACGATAGTAGGAGTTCCGTCGGCAGTGTCAAGGGCAGCAGTGATTTTGTTAACGCCTTCGGTTCTCAAAAAGAGAATAGAGGGATCGTCAACCGCAACAACTACGCTGGCAGGCGTGGCGTTACCAGTAATAGATAGACGAAGAGCTAGTTCTTGTACTTTAAGCTGACGCTCTTGTACAAGCTCGTTCTTTGCATAGTAATTAGGCATTTGTTTTACCTTTCAAGTAAAATTAATAAAGTTAATGTTGTTTCGCCAGCGCCGAAATGCTATTTACGATATCTTCCGCCCAATTTAAGGTTACGGAGAGTCTTCATAGAGAGCACTGTCAATAATAGTTGTTAAAAACGCAAATAATTTTGTACTTGACAAAAATACCTGCGTTATTTCAATTAGTTATACACCAAAAAAGTCTTTAAAGCTAACTTTTTCTTTAGGTTTGTTGTCTTTATCGACATTTTTAGCGCCAGTGTCTTCCACTTTAGGCTTAGCTACGGCAGATTGAGATTCTTTAGCCTTAGCAATTCTTCTTTTACGAAGTTTTGTAAGAACTTGGTCACCTAGAAGCTGTTCTACCATCTCTTCAGGCAAAACTTGGAACATCTGCTTGATTTCATTATGTAATTCTTCTTTTACAAGAGGAATTACGTCTTCTGGAGTAACGTCATAGCCTGCTTCAATGGCTTCAATCATGTAATCGGACACCTTTTTAACGAAATATTCGTTTCTAGGGATATCAGACTTAGAGAAGGCTTGGTCAAAAAGTGTATCCATACGCTCATATTCTTGTTGTGTGATGCGTTCTAGCTCTCTTTGACGTAGTTCTTCCTTCTCGCGCTCTCTTTCTTCTCTAATGGCTTTTAATTCAGCCTCGAGCTTTTCTTTTTCAAGCTGTTCAGGGCTCTTTTTAGCTTGTTCTAGCTGTTTATTAATGTAAGATTCAATAAGTTCCTCAGGATTCATCTGGAACTCTTGAGCCAATACGCTCATGGGATCGTTTTGTAGGGCTTCGAAGAACTTTCTAAACTCACTCTCGAGTTCTGCCTTCTCTTGGGCTCTTTTTTGACCCATTTTAGCCAACTGAAGCTGTCTAGTTAGATATTCATCGTCGTCTAGATTAACTTCTTCTTCAAATTCTTTATTATCTACCTTTAGTTTAAGCTTCTTAATGCGCTTTTCTAAGGCTTTTTTCTCTTCTTCTTTGGTTTTTTTCTTAGCGTCTAGCTTTTTATCTTCGTTTTTAGACTCTTCAGACTCTTCGGAAGACTCAAGCTCTTCACCATCTAGCTCTTCGCTAGCTTCAAGCTCTTGACTTTCTTGACTATTTTCGGTTACTTGGGATGTTTCAGCGGCAGGAGCTGCGGCTGCTGGGGCACTATTTACTACGTCGGACATAATTACCTTTCTTTTCGCCCTATTAAGGGTAGAAAATGAAATGTTCGCCCATATAAGCCTGGGTAGAACTGGTTATTTAACTAGCTTATTAGTTATTTTTTAATCAAAGACTTAAGATGCTCAGGCACTTCGCCTCTCATCTCAGCCTCTTTTAATTTTCTTAAACCTTCCAAGGCTCTTTCTTTTGCAAGTTTTTCTTCTTCAGTTAAAAGCATTCCTGGGTCTTGAAATTGATTAGCAAATGCTTCATTAACTTCTCTTTCAGGATCGGGTTGAATAGGAGTAATATCAGGCATACCAGAACTATCTTTTCTATCTAATACCTTATAGACTCTTTTTTCAGGCATTGCCTCTCTCTCAAATGCTCGTCTAGTAGACTCAGCTAGAGCTTGATGCATTTGTTCTCTAGACATTCTATTTCTATTACTCATTATTTCTTTCCTTTACATCCACAATCACATTTTTCTTTACTACAAGATTTTTTATCTTTCTTGTCTTTATCGGAATATGTGTCTTTAGTTAATGATTTTAAAACGTTAAAAGTATTAGCGGTTGCCATTAATTAGCCTTCCCTGATACATAACTTGTTAATGTTCCAGTACCTGACGACCTTACAAAAGCTACTTTAATATAACGATAATGAGCTACGTCTACTTGAAATAAATCTTGACCAGAAGTTCCACCTGTTGCTTGTGTATCTAATGCAATAAAATTACTATTATCATTAGAAGCTGAGATGACAATATCTCCGGTAGGAGAACCCGTCCAGATAGAATGTACACAAAATCCAGAAACTTCACTAATATCAACTACTTGTTCAAAAGAAGCAGCTAAGCTTACAGAGTCATGTACTTTTTTATTCATTATAAAAATAGGTGATTTCATAAATTAATTCAAGCACTTCCATCGTCTACGAGCTTTACAAGCTCTTTTTTCTGGGGTTTTTCTACAGTCAATATTATGCATATCGATCTGACCCTTATTTCTTGCACAAAAAGAACGTTTTCTAGCTCCGCCTTGTGGCTGAGGAGCCTTTAAATTAGAACCTGTAGCTCTATTATAAGCTTTACGGCCAGCTTCGGTTAACCCACCCTTATCTGACTTATGTTCTTTTTTAAAATTAAATTCTTTTCTTGACATGTTATGTATTATTAGTTGTTAAAACATCATCTATATCAACGGGTTTTATTAAAAAGGATTCTTTGACGAATTTATTCCCAAATTTATTAGTTAATAGTTCGGCTAATAACTCAGAACAAAAATAACCTTTTGTATTTTTGATAGCTAATTTAATACCAAAATAACTCATTAGTTCATAAATACCTAATAGAATTACGCCTTTAAAATCATATGGTTGACCAGCTAAATCTACTGCTTTTTGTAAAAGTTTATTAAATTCTTCTAAAGTTAAATCTATAACATGTTGTTTTACAATGTTATTTTCTTTTAAAAAATTATTTAACTCAATAAAATGTACGCTTCCGTGAGAAGACTGATACACCATATTCCTATCAAGACTATTACTTTTCCAATAAATTAAAACATGAGAATATGGGGCTTGCATCCACCAGCTTATGAGCTTTGCTCCTATTTTAAATTTTTTAGGATAGCTAAATGCTACAATAATTTCCATATAGTAATGCTTAAAATTATTACATTTAATAAAATTATAGTAACTAAGCTTTTTTGCTCAAAAGTGTACCTTTTAACATGCTTAATTCGACTTGGGTTATTTATTTTAGCCATATTATAGTATTCTAGATTGAATTAAAGCCGCCCAATTGTCAATCATTTCTTGAGTTACAAAACCACTAGGCTCTTTTTGAGAAATACAATATAAAGCAGTTGGCCAAGCGCCTTCTCTAATACGAATTAATACGTCTTGATAATCATTAAACATTTGATTTGATTGTTCTGCAGTAATACCTAAAAGAGTATTTTCTGCATATAAATCTCTTAGTAGTTCAGGAGCGTTTTCTTGATAATATTTAATTCTAGCTTTAATAATATCTTTTAACGGAACCGGAGCATTGGCGGGAGGTTGAAGTTGATTACCAACCAAAACCCAACCTAATTGAGGAGGTATAATTAAATCGTGTATGTCAATAATTAATTGATGTGAATGAATTTTTAAATTAAAAGAATTTTCATCTAAATCACAAATTTCAACAACAACGTTATTATTTAATAAAGCATGTTTTCTCATAATTATATATCCTGTTTACTAATATCTAAAAATTCAATATCTTGTTTTAATCTAAATGCATTATCGTAAATGCCTAAATGATTAACGTACAAACGTTCTCTATAAGTTCTAGTTAACCTAGTGGCAACTGCTTCTATCATAATAGTATCTCCACCATAAAAGTCTATTGGAGTTAAAGAAGATACGTTAATATTTGCATAAAAGTAGTTGTTATAACTTTGCGTTGCTGAAAAACTTTGTATTAAATCGTCCGTCCAATCGGGTGTATTTACAAGATGTACTTTAATATCTACGGTAGAAGCGTTATCTATCGCTCCGGTTACAGGGTTATACAAATAAGCAACAAATCTTATGGTATCAAAAGTGTCTTTATTAAACTCAGCACCGATTTTCAATATTTGAGTAGAATTTGTTGGCTCTGAATTAGGGCCAAATAAAAATTGCCAATCATCATTATCGTTAACTATATATCTTTGAGCATTATCAACTTTTAACCATTGATTATCCTCATTAGTGTCTTGAGCTACAAGTTTACGAGTAATAGGCATTATTTAAGTCCCTAAAAGAGTAAAGCCTTTATACGATGTTTTTTCAGAACCGTTTATAACAATTCCCACTTTAACTGAATAGTGCGTTAAGTCAGTTAAAAGAATAGCGGACACTGGTGTAATTATAAATCTACCATTAACATCTGCAGTAATACCGGATTGAGTTAATCCAACAACCGCATTACCGCTAGAATCGTATACCGTGTAATTAGCTGTTCCTAAGCCGCTAGTTTGAACTTTACCGTTGGTAGATTGAGCCCAAAAGGTTGCTTCTAATTGATTAGACGCATTAATAGAAAATTGAGCTTTAACGTCATAGTTAGGTATAGTGCCTTGAACTGCAAACATTTCAACTCTTGTAACACTGTCTACTACCATCGTAACTCTTACTGAATAGCCGGGAAAATCATCGGTTAATAGATTTGTTATTGCTGTGATTTTGTAAATACCATTAACGTCAGCCGTAATGCCAGATTGACTCATCCCCCCAACAGCGGTGCCATTCTCGTCAAAAACTTGGTAGCTTGCTGAACCTAGGCCGGTAGTTTTAACAATCTCGTCTGCAGAAACCCAAAAGGTTCCATCGAAGTTATTGTTTTTATCTACAAAAAACAAACCAGAAATATCATATTTTGGAGCTTCTTGTATTAAAGCAGTGTAGCCTTCTCTAACTGCTCCGTCTACAGTAATGTTAACTTTTACCATGTAGTGATCTAAAGTTCTGTTTAATGTAGACGATACAGGAGTAATTTTATACTGTCCATTAACGTCTGCACTTATTCCAGACTCAGTCATACCAACGACAGCATTGCCATCTTTATCATACACTTGATAGCTGGCAGTACCCATTGTTGCATTTCCAGATTTAGCAACAATAGAATTTTTTAAACACCACAATGTTCCTTGTAGTTGATTGCTAGAATTTAATGCAAATGCGCCTTCTGACTTATATACGTCGGAACTAGTAAACACCCCGGTCGAAATAACGCTCTGTGAAACGGTATTTGAATCTCTATTACTAACTCCGTCTACTGCCCTAACACCTAAATAATAAGTAGTTCCGTTAACTAAAAAATTACCGTCAGGAGTTGTCCAAGTATCAAAAGTTAATTGACTAGTTATACCACAAATATTAGTGGTATTAAATAATCCGGTCGCAGTGCTTGCTTGAATATAAATTTCATATCTTAAAGGTAACGTAGCGTCAGTTGCGGCCAACCAAGTTGTACGTATTTGACCCCTAGACTGAACTGTTGTAGTAGCAACACCGCTAAAAGTAGGTGGAGTTAAATCTACAATACAAGCTGCAGAAGTGCCTTGATAAAAATTATTACTAATGTAAATATCGGGCATTTAATTAACTTTCTTTTAATCCAGGTCTAATATTAACGCCAGGAGGTGAAGTAAATGAATACCTAACTAAAGTTCCAACTGTGTTTGGTATGGTTCCTAATGGTAACCAGCTAATACCATTATCGGTAGAATATTCAAAATTACTAGCATTTGTTACTGTATTATGATTAACCAAAAGAGCATCTGATAAATCGTAAGCTCTGTAATATAGAGTAGGAACGGCAGAGGAATATGCTAATTTTAATCTAAATGCTGTTCTAGACGGCGATCCATTATCGGAAAAATCATCACTAAATTCCCAATTATCAGAAATACCGTTATTTGCATCCACACCAATTAAAAGTTCATTAATTTGTGCCGGGGTAGAGCTACCTTCAGATTGAACATTAAATAAAATTTTAAATTGAATTTGATTGCTAGTAATTACAGAGGCTGTTAAGTCTGCGTAATTATCTAAATCTATCCAACCACCAGTAATTGAACCAAACCCAGAAGTTCTATACTGAACTTTAATATTACCTGTACTATCCGCTAATTTTTCCCAACTAGTTATAAACTTTAAAGTAGAGTTAGGGTTATTTAAAACTTTAGTAACTATGTAGGAAGTTCCGTAAAATGAGTCAGAAGTAAAGTCAACTGCTAAGATACCTCTTTGACCTACTGTATTGCCTGCAGCAAATAACCAACCAGACGCGTTGTCTATACCTATTACGGTAACCATTCCTAAGTTAACCGTATCTACAGAAATAGTTTCATAATATTGGTTATTTAATTCCCCAGTAATCGATTGTATTACGTTATTTACAACTTGTTTTGTAATGAATTTAGAGGTATTTGTTACATAAGTACCCGCGTCTAATATGTTAGACCAGCTCGCAAACGCATTAGTTGGAGCAGTGATTAAATTCGTAGAGCCTAAAATATTAGAGGTCGTAAGTGACGGCCAAGTAACTGCCCCCGATGTTAATTCGGACAAAAGTCCTAAATAAAAATTAGTAGTAGTTGATAAAAAAGCGCAAGTATTACCATTTAATACACCACCATTTAAAGGTGCTGCTACTGGAACTGCTCTATCTTCGCTGTCGTTAGACAGTAACGTTCCGGTAAGTGCAGGTAAGTTGCCTGTTTTATGAACCCAATTAGACCCGGTAGTTCCCCAAGCTCGTCCGATAGTACCGGCAGAAATATCGGTTGTAAAGTTAATTGCGGCACCACCACTTGTTAATGAAAGTTGATAACTTACGCCAGCAACCGCTCCGACAACGAAATAAGGAAGACCAGTAACTAATCCTGCTCCGCCAGTTAATGCAGAAAAAATAACTGGAGTTCCGTTAACAAAGGTATGTCCAGCGTCATTTATTGTGTTAGTTGCTTCCGTACCAGTGATAGCATTGGTTGTCCAGGTAGGGGCAGTATTTGTTGAATACACATAATATTGATGTGTTGCAGAAACGCCATTATGTACATATATTCTATTAGACGCTTCATCTAAAACTGCGCCTACGCTAGCTATATTTAATTGACCAACACCTATGTTCGATGGGTCTTGTAAAAAATAAACAGCCTTAGCGTCTGAAGAAGTGGCCATAGGAATTGTTGGATGTCCTATTGGTATAAAATCAGCCTTATCAATTTTATTTGCCAAGAATAAGCCACCGTTAATCGTTACCGTTGCAGTAGTTGCAACAAAGATTTTCCAATTAGTTGTTCCAGTATCAATTACTTTAAATGCTCTTATCGTATGAACAGTTGCAGCTAAGTTAGGTAATTGGATATCTATTCTACCAACATAAGAATGTGCGCCAGTTGAAAAATCAAAATCATAAAGTAGAATTGGTAGTGTGTCGTAGCTTGTTCCGTTAACCGCGGCTCCTAACACAAAAAGTCTACCATCATCGGTACAATAAACTTGTGCTGGGGTTTGTGCTGTGTCAGTAAATACATCGATAAACTTAGAAAGAGGAGCACCTAAAACAGTTTGTGAATCAACTGTTTTTGAATAAACTCTACCTTGAATGGTAGTTTTAGTTTGATCATATGATCCTACAACATCATTCAATAAGTCTGCTTTAATATATTTCATTATTTACCTCTTAAACTATTGACCAAACACTAGAATCTCTTCTATATCTTGTTCCAACAAGAGTATAATTAAATTCTCTTTTAACCGTAATACCTGGAAATGTAGAACTTGTGTATTCTACACTAATAATTCTTTGATTTTTATTACCAAAATCAGCATAACTATAGTCTTCTTCTCTATCATGGGATGCTAAAACTTGTTGTCTTTGATTATAGACATACCCATATTCAGTTCCGGTAGACCCATCTATAGTCCCAGATATTTTAATAGGCTCACCCGTTAAAGACGCATTAACATTTATGGGGCTATGGTCACTAGCTAAAACAACTGGCATGGAATTAACCATGGTTTGTTGGCCTAGACTAGAAGGTATGCCATTATCTATACTCGTTAGGCTGTTAGATATATTGGTTAATTGAGTAATTTGAGAGTCTTGTTTAGACTCAGTAGCCGCATTAGTAGAAAGAGGAAGAGCTGGTTGATCTGATGCCAAAATAACTGGCATAGAATTAACAGATGTTTGTTGACCTAAAGAAGCAGGTATACCGGCATCAATTGAATTTAAAACCGTTATTTGGCTGTCTTGTTTAGCTTCAGTAGCAGCTCCGGTTGGTAAAGGTAAAGAAGAAGCTGTAACTGTTATTGGTGCAGTTAACTTACTATCAATTGAATTTAGAATAGTAATTTGAGTATCTTGTTTAGCTTCAGTAGCTGCGCCAACTACGTTAACGTTAATAGACCCATCAGCTTCAATAGCTAAATCGTTGGTTCCGTCAGATATAGCAATATTATCGCCACTAGCTGCGTCTATATTTACGTTAGCGTTTATTGATCCGTCATTTTCGATTGCTAATAGATTATCTGTAACTCTATCTTTAATAGCAATATCAGATTCTTCAGCATCGATTTGAATGTCGCCAATAGACGCAGTGACAGATGCATCTACCCTAAGGCGGTCTGCTGATTCGTCAAACGCTTGCTGAAGAACTTGGTCTGCACTTAATGATGTATATGGTGAATTAGGACCTGGCATATTATATAATAGTTGTTAAAAAACAGCCAATACAAAGTTAATTGCTAAACTAGTGAAAAATAACACTTTATATTGTTGTTTGGTAAGCCTTACCTTAGTGAAAATACTAGTTTTTTTGGGTCTAAATTGTAAAATTTTAGCATCATTATTATTCTTTGGCATTTAACACCTTAAATTTTCTAGCCCTTGGAGTATCTAAGTGCTTTTTAATACTAGGTTTTTTTAAATTATGTCCTTTTTCCCAAGCGGCTGCAACTTCTTCGTCAGAAAGACCTCTTTTATCTTTCATATAAGAAAGCATGGCCCCTGCCATTGCCTCTTCAAATTCTGGGTTATTTCTAGCAAGCTCTTCCAATTCTTGTTTACTCATTCCTTCGTTAATGTTAGAAGGGAACCTTTTAGTCATCTCAACTAGAGTATTAGGCATCATACCATAAGTTCCAATAGCTTTATCTCCCTTATGAGGCCCAGAAGTCATCACTTCATGGTCAGTATCAATGCCGCCAGAACTTTCCAGCATACCAATTTTTTCTAATAAGGCCTTGTTTTTTAAGGCTTTATTGTCTCTAGGATCATTATAATTGCTCATTATTTAACATTCCCCATTAGTTGATCTTGTAAGGCTGCATTAGGTAAAACGTTACCAGAGACTTCAGGAAGCCCAGGAAGAGGCATTGGTTGTCCGTCTGGACCTACCATTACTTCTTGAGGTTGATCGGCTCCTGGAGGCTTTGGTGCGTTACCCTTAGGTTGTCCGCCGCCTTGTCCTTGTTGAGGAGCTTGTTCCATAGGAGGAGAGCCAGGAGGAGGTAAAGGTTGTTGACCGGTAAGCTGTAATACTCTTGGGTCTGTAAAAGTTAATTTATCGATATGTTCTTGAATATGATCATGAACTATTTTTACAATCTCAGGGTTCATTCTAAGGTCTGGATTATCTAATACAGCTCTGTGCTCTTGAATATGGAAAGCATGAATATCAAAAGGAGAAACAGGGGGGTTCTTACCTTCAGACAACCACTCGTTTTCTTGACGAACGAGAAGTTGTTGACTTACGTCACCTTCAAACATTACATCAATACGTCCAGTATTCATTACTTGAATGTACTGAGTTGGGTCTTTAATGATACCCATTTGCATCATTTCTTGAGCCATTTGAACACGGCCCGCTGTGGTTCTAGCTAGAGGGTTACCAACATCTACAACAACGCGGTTAATAGAATTAAGATCGTCACCAGTAAACTCTTTAAGAAGCATCTTTTGGTTTTTACCAACAAGAGCAACTACTTTGGGAGTATTAGCGTAGTCTTTTAGAATCTGAATAACTGCAGTTCCAGAGTCTTCAATAAGTTGAACGTATGATTGTTGAAGACCGGAAACAAACTGTAACGCCATAGATTGAACTAGAGCAAGAGCTGTACCAGATTTAAGAGAAGCTTCAGGCTGACCTCTAGCAACTGAGTTAACACCTGACAAGGTTTCAGAAGCTTGAATTAGCATCTCTAAGAATTTAAAAGTTTCAGGAGCAGTAGCGGTTAATTGAATTGGTTCAGGTTTAGCATTACCTTCAATAATATTCATACCACCGTTTAAACTATCTACAGACAAGTCTGCGCCTCTTTGTACAAACAAGTTCTGTACGCCAAACGCGTTATTGTTTGTCATAATAGTAGAATACAAAGAATCAATACTTTGTTGTAGAGGAAATACATCGAACATTGGTGAATATCCGTAAGGAGTTCCAAGAATTTCACCGGCAGAAACACGGAATACTGGCATAACTCTATAAGGTAGTGGAGTGTCCATCATTACCGCTTCAGGGGTTACAAAGTAAAGGTAACGTCCTTCAGGCAAAGCTTCTGTCTTTTTATGAAAAAACTCATATACAGGAATATCGTCAGTGTCATCGTTCGAAAGTAGAGCCATTCTATAAACAGAAGCATCTGCTTTAGAAGGAATGCCTTTAATTTGTTCAGCTAGCTCAGGGAACTTAGCCATAATGTCAAATCTATTTTTGAATGTTCTGATTAGATACCAATCTTGTTTGTGAGTTTCTTTGGTTCCATCAAATACTACATCGAAAGGAGAAAGATTTGTAAACTCAATTTCACCTTCTTTAATCTCAATTCCTTTTTCATCAATGTCATAGATTTCACCGGCAGTAGCATTCCATTCCATTTTAATGAAGCCAGCACCCATTACTACGGCCATCTCTACAGCCATTTTAAGAGCATCTTCAAGATGTTTTTCTCTCATATAGTAATCGAGAATACCATTAGCTAGATAAGTTTGAGCCATTGATTTATAATCACTATTAATAGCTCTTGCTTCCATTACAGGACGATTTGCTGTAATCATTACATAGATATGCTGGGCTAAGTTTCTAAAATGATTTACGTGAAGTCTAACAAGCTCGTCTTGTTCTCCGGTAAAAGAAATTTGATGTCCAACACCTACGCTAACATCGAAAGCTCCATGATAAGCTCTCCACATTCTAGCGAGTTTTTCTAGGTAAGCATTAGCCTCTAATACATTATAAAAAGACTTAGATTTAGCTAAAAGAACAGAAGCAGCTTCTTTGCCTGGCTTGGCAGCAAAATAGGTACTTTTATCAGAATTACTTAAATTCGAGCTGTTTGGAGATTCTGCCATTTTTTACTTCCTTTTGATACCAAAAATTTTTCTATAAGTTTCTAGTGTTTTTGAGTTGTACCTATTATAGTTGTTATTATTTGGGATAAAAACGTCACCTGGACCAAGGTCATATCCAACTGGATAAGGGTTCTTTGATAACAATACGTTTCTGCACAAGTATATTAAAGCGTCAACTAGATCATAATGACCGTTATCGGGTGAGCGACCGAAGGTGTTTTTATTCTTAGCAGATGCCCATTTAACATTACGTAAGTGCCTGATAAGATTGACACATCTTGGATTTATAATAATCTTTTTAGCTCCAATTAAAGCTCTCATGTTATTAATTGCTGTCTCTTTATCGTCTTTTTTAGTTGGAGTGAACGATACCAACCCCCCTGATTTTACAGCAATTTCTTGAGTTACGATGTGGTTAGTATCACTAACACGCATGTATGGCTTTTTAAACTCATTTGTAATTATATTAGTCCAAAGCTGTTGTTCTTTTTGATGAATTAAATCAGTTAACTTACTGATATTCATGTCTTTTTTAGAAAAATCAGCAACAATCTCATCTTCTATAATAATTTTATTGGCTCTAAAATCGTAATAAGCGAAGATAACCCCGGTTAAATCGATAGCTCCAAGGTCCATAGCAACATATGCATCAAAGAAGGGAGGTTTGGGCCACTCCCTTACAATCTCTTTCTCTAGTTGTTCAGTAAATTCAGGTATTACTGCGATGTCTTGATTTTTAATAATCTCGCAAATAAACTCTCTTCTAAACCTTTCGTCCCTCTCTCTTAGAGCATATTGACTTAATATTCTTTCAATATCTTCAGGAGTAATTCTAGGGTTATCGTAAATTGTTCTTTTAATTAACGAGCCTTTTTGTTCAGCCTCTTCAATATACGTTACAAATTTATGATCTGTCTCATTGGGAGGGGTTCCCGCCATTAAGATTCTACCATTAGTAGTCAAAGTTGTAGGTAATAGAATTGATTGAATTACGTTATCTAAGTCGCTAACATCTTGACTTTCATCAATAATTGCAAGATTGGAGCTGCCTCCCCTAAGTTTTTCGGCGTTTCCAGCTTCAGAACCGGCAAGTTGTAATTCTGATCCGTTAGGGAAATAGTAAATAAAGTCCTGTGTTTTAAATTCTGGAAGAATATCTTTAGGGCAGTCTTCTGTAATCTGTTGAATTAGAGGACGAATAATTGTTTGTACTTGTAATCTAGTAGGAGCTACAAACTTAACAATAGACCTAGGATTTCTTAAACAAACCTCAAAAGCTAAGACTAAAAGAGTAAACGTTTTCCCGCTTCTGCGAGCAAGTAGCCAAGTTTGAATACTATGATCAGACTCATGAAATAACTTATACAAATCTTTTTGATTTGAATCGAGCTTCCATGATAGGAAACCCCTACGCCACGCTTCGTGCTTAGCTTCTAGAGGATTTAATACAGGCTTATTATCCATTCGAACCGTTAATTAAAGTAAGAAGTTCATTATCGCTAATAGCTTTAATCGGTTTCTCATCTTTTTTCTTTACTTCTTCTTTATCTGTTAAAATTTTGTTAAAAATGTCTAATTTTTTAGTCTCTTCTAAAGTCAATTCTCTTCCGAAAGAAACATCTCTTAACATTCTAATTTGAACTTGAGCAATGGTTTTAGCATCGTTTAAAACTTTTAAGTCAGGACCAACTAGATTACCATCAGCATTAAGCTGACCTAAGCTAGAAGGTTCAATTTGAGTTTTAGGAGCAGCTTCTTTTTTATTAAGTTGCTCTTCTAACTCCTTGATTTTCTTAGTTAAAGAAAGAATTTGCTTAAATTGTGAACCAGCAAAAATCTTTAATTCTTCAACAGTTTTATACTGTTCTACTAATTGATCGATATTCATTATTTAACCGTTTTAAATCCATTAGACATTTTAATACCGACAACAGCATTCGCTACGTTGTTTCTAAGCTGATCTGTTTCGTTTTTAATAGAATCTAAGTCTTTTTTAACTGAGGTAAGTTCTTGTTTTAATTCAGTTATTTCTTTATTTTTAACTTGCCAATGAAACAAAAAGTGAGCACCTGCTAAAACCATAATAACAAGAGCATCGGGAAGAGTAGCACCAAAAGCTAATAGTTTGCCTGTGTAACCGACAACCAACAAGGCAAGAAGATATCTGTCGAGATTAGTCATAAAACCTCTATAAGTGATTGATATTGTTGAAGCTTTTCTACGTTGTCCGCTAAATGTGTAGTTGCTATAGGAATAGCTGTCGGTATTGTAATAACGCTTCAATATAGTTGTTAAAATAACAACTTATAGTATAATGTTAAACGAACGTATATGCCCGATATGTCACTCTTATATGGGGTTAAAGGTAGATTTATCGGGATGGCTTAAATGCCCTTCGTGTTCGTTTTGTAAAAAGGAAGAAAAATCTATGGTAACGGCTGATGAAATATTAATGGGTCGAGCTAAATTTGAAGAGCTTTCCGACGAATTAAAAAAGAATCTAGAAGAGTTACTAATTGCTGTAAATAAATTAAGGGAAGCGTATGGTAAGCCTATGGTTGTTTCAAGCGGCTACAGACCAGCAGCAAACAATGACAAGGCTGGTGGGTCTAAAAAATCATCTCATATGAGTTTACAAGCGGTAGATTTTAGAGACAATGGCGACTTATTTGAATTTATTAAAAAAGACCCAAAAATACTAGAGAGTTGCGGGTTATATATGGAAGACCCAAGATGGACTAAAACGTGGGTACACGTACAGATAAGACCAACCAGCAAAAGAATTTTCTTACCTTATTCAGACGGAAGGCCCGCTACTGCACCTGAAAGAGAAATTAAGTGGCCTTCTTAATTTTCTTATAAAGCTTTCGAAAAACCATATCCGCAGGCAACCCTGCTTTAGTCTCTTCAGCAATATAAGCTTCTAATTGAATTTTTGTCTTAGTTAAAAGCTTATTATAACGTTCTTTAATATCTTCAAATAGCTCGTAATGATTTTTATTATCTGGCTCTTTATCTACAAGGTCTTTTAGATTTTTAATAGCTTTAGATAAATCATGTATCTCATACATATTGAATTGAATTTCTTCTCTAAGCTGTTCAAACATTATTCCTCTGTTTCGTAGAAATACTTATCATTAACAGATTTAACATCTTCTTCGGCAAAATAGATATGTGTGTTTATTTTATAATCGGGAATCTCTTGTTTAATTCTCGAGCTGTCTTTCCATAATATACGGTTATTAGGCATACTATAAAAGTTCCCATCATAGCCCTTAATTATGTGAGAACACTTATGTTCATTAGCAGATTCTGCGTATTCAGATTCAGCATAGTCTATTGTAAATAAATACTGACCCTCTACTATTTTTCCCGATCTAACTTTAAAAGAACATTCACGGTTTTTAAGATAGTCGTATTTAGTAACAGATATATTATAAGAAATATTATCCCAAAATTGAGCATCGCTGATTTGAATTGGGGAGGGGTTATTGTCCCATGCAAGAGCATGTAAAGGAAGTCTCCAATAAATAGCCCCGTTATCAAGGAGAACATGGAAACCAAGAGCCCTATTAGTAATCGAAGTAACACCAAAGCAAACACCGGATTGATATTCTCCAAAATGTGATTCTAAGTTATAAAGAAATTCTTTTCTTACTAACACCTCAAAATGAGGTATAGAACTAGAAATATACATTATTTACAATAATCCTTAATGTCGTCTATAGCTTGTTGAGTATATAATGGTCTAGGTAGGGAAACCATATAAGGATACATGTAATTAGAAGAATCTTCAACATGTTCTTTTTCTATAAAACAATGGGCCATCTCATGAAAAATGAGTTGTTCCTTTTCTTTCTCTGAAGACCCATAAAACCAAACCCTATCGATTTCTATAACTACCCTATTCACGTAAGTTTTACAAACACCAACCCATCGGTCGTCCCCTTTGTCAGAGAATACAATATCGTGATGAACGTTATATACTTCCTCGGGACAATGGGATTTAAGATGTACAAAATAAGTGCTCACGTATGGCTTTAATTCTTCATCAACCGTCGAGCTGTAAACCATAGGATATAATAAAATTGTATATGTTAGATAACTTATACATACAAGATTTATAGCCATAAAGATTTTTCTAATTAAAGACATTAAACTTTACCTCTTCTAATGTTAGCATAGGCAAGAGCGCGCTTACGCTGACACTCAGGACATTTATGACCGTTCCATTGTTTACCGTTCTCATCAACCCAGCGTTTATCTTTACCACTGTTAAAGTTACCTAGTTGAATTCTATATTTAAGTTCACCGCAGATACTACATTTTTTTCTATTAATTTCCATTGTTAAAGTTCTCCTTTAAATATAGGTCATCTAGAAACTCGTCTACAATATCAGGACTACAGTCTGGACAAGCAATAATGTCGTAGTCTGTAACAATACCGCCTAAACCCTTACAAGTCTTACATTCACAAGTCGTCATACTTTTCCCATAAATTTTAATAATGCCATACATGAACAATACGCAGGGTTAGCCCCTCTGTATTCTTCGCAGTCTTTATAATCTCCGTACGCTGCTCGCCATTCGCCGTCTTCGAAAGAAAGAACAAAGGTATGATTATCTTTCTGGGCTAACTTAGAAATAGCTTTAAGAGTTTCCTCGATATTTTTACTATACTCTATACAACTCTCACGACTAGTTAATATGTAACCCCCAGGCCCCCATTCCTCGTTCATTTTGGAAAGTCTAGCGTTTGCTTCTTCGAGAGTTAAGTTAGTATTAACTTCGTGTCCGTCAAACTTAACATCATATAATCTAGGAAGACCTAACAATGAAGTAATTAAACTGTTGATTTCTTTATTAGTCATTAGAATAGTCCTTATTAGGAAATATAGCAGCTCTTACAATAAAAATAACAAACAAAGGAAAGAAAGATATAGCTATAAAGAGTAGTAAAGATAGATATTTAAGTTTTTCTATAATTGATAATTTCATATTAATCTATGTTATACACTAACAACCATATAAATAGAAAAAAAGCTATGGTAAAAAAAATAGAGTAGCTAGCTGCTAACCAAACTAAGACAGCAAGCACTCCACCCGCTAAAAAAGGTATTAAAAATAAAAAACAAACAGTAAAAAATGAACTTATTAATTTCTTAATCATTATACCATTATATCAAACTTTATAGAAAAAGTCAAGGGGCGAAGCTACTTCTTATTACTATATCTACACTATAACCTACCGTAAAGAATTCCCGATAGGAATTCGCGGGGAGGGTTATTCGAGCTTATAGCCCTTAGTAGCATGGATAGTCTTAGTTAGCTCATTATCGGCAAATACAGGCACTATACGCTCGTTAGACGGGAAGTTAGCAGCAATGAAAGCCTTACCCTGATCTACACTTTCAAAACAGCCCAGGAGGTACTTTTCCCTACGTTTAGACTCTGCGTATACAAGCATACAGGGAACGCGCTTATCTTCCAATACAGCCATTTTAGTTCTAAGCCTAAACTCACCGGGAGAATAGTCTTCTCTTAAGTCTTTATAACCATGAGCCTTGTAAAGGTCTAATTCTGCTCCATAAGAAGCTCTTAAGACAATAGGATGCTCATCGTCAGAGAAGTCCTTTAAAATCAAACACTCTACGTCTGTATTACAGTCATCGTACATCTTCTGTAATTCTTTAGATCGGTGAACACCCCTATATAACTCATCTAGGTGTTTAGATAGCTCTATAAAGAAACAGGTTGTATGAGAAACGTATATAGCCTTATTACGTTCACTTACAAACGCATATATAGCGCTATTAGGTATTTGTTTAACATCTTTAAAATTAAGCATAGACTAT